GCGCACCAGGGAATCCTAATCGTAAGTAGGCTCAGTTTAGCTACCTTTCTGGCGGTCGTTGAATAAAAAGGTAGCCCCCTAAAACGGTATTACTATGGAAAAGAACGAACAAAAAAAAGCAGATAGAATTGAGTATGTTTTCAGGAATAAAACTTATATAGCTACTCCTGAGCTTAGTAAAGGTTGTTGTGTAGGTTGTGCGTTTGTTAATAATATGAACTGCGCTAACTTTAAAGATAGAATGGATATCTGTCATAAAGGATATATATTTAAGCGTAAATTTAATCATATAGATGAGTAACCTTACTTTGCTTACTGCGTTAATAGATATTATAAAGTAAATATTATGGAAGATAAAGTACTAGAAACAGTGGTAAACGGATTGGAATATAGTTTTGAAAAAGATATATTGGTAAAACCTTTAGCTCCTATCATGGTTACTAAAGAATATACAGAGCAAATCCCTACTGGGGAAAAGGATGAAGAAGGTTTTAATAAGTATGAAGTAAAGACTCATACTAAAGAAGTTGAATCAGATTTTGCAAAAGGTATTGTTCTATCTATTCCAATCGGTACTGATAGTACCATTAAGGTTGGTGATACTATAGTATACCCTAAGAAATTTGCTAAAGACTTTGATCTATTTAAAGACTCACAATTAGTTAAACCATACGACGTTGTAGCTAAAGTCGTTAAATAAGCTATCATAATACCTTGTTGAATAAGTTACCCTGCCATCAAAGCAGGGTTTCTTTTTGTCATTACTTTACTAAACCTTAATAAATGTTAAATATTTTAAACACTTTTTATATTAATACGTTTAATGAGCATTATGGGAACAATGATAATATTTCTTGTTAGTGTTATTGGTTTTGGTATTCTTACATATTGTCAAGGAAAGAGAGAAGGTTACACACAAGGTAGAATTGATGGATATGAAGAATGTAAAAAGAACTTTAACAGGATACAAGAATTTAAACAAAAGATATTAAATAAAAAGTTAGATATATGGAAGGATATAAAGTAATTAAGGAATTCAGTTTTGCTGAAAAAGGCGATGTATTTACTAAGGTTGAAGACTTGAATTTATGGGAACTACAGAAGTCTGAAACAAAACCAGAAATGGAAACTTATACTTCTATGGCTTTTGATTCATCTACTATGGATGAATTAGCTAAAAAAGATTATGTAATCTGGTTTAGTGAAGATGAAAATGATTGTTGTGTCTGTGATTGCTGTGATAAATTAGAAGAAGTAAAAGAATACGTTAATACTCTGATTGATACATATACTAAGGACTATAATGAACTAATAAAGGATTATAATGAAGGTAATGTTCAACAGTGCGTTAGAGTAGAAGCTGAAACAGTATATCATAATTTAAATAAGGTTCTTAATAGTATTAAAGATTTGTTAGATGAATAAATTAGTAAAGACTGTCAATAAAGGCAATCTTTACTATGAATACCTTAATGCTTTAAATGGTATACTACAACTTACAAACAGGGAATTGGAGTTACTTACTAAATTTGTTGAATTAGATGTGAATTTTACTCCAATACCTGGTGTAAGTAAGAATGTAGCAAACACTGATAATCGTAGAATGATTAAAAGTACTATGGGTATTACTCCAGATAACTTAAGTAGATATATAAGTAAGTTCAAGAAAGAGGGTCTTTTAGTACAGGGAAAAGCAGAAGATGAATTAGTAGTTAATAAGATACTAATTCCAGAGATAATAAAAGATAGGGTGCAAATAACATTAATACTAAGAGTAAATGAATAATAAAATAAATAATAAACATTTCTATATGATCTTTGATAATGGGCATATAGTACATGTAGAGAATAGAAGTAATAGGTTAGTACGATATTTTAGACATCTTTTTAACTTACGTTCTAATCTGAAATTAACTTCTTTCGTTCCGAAGAAACCTTACTCTAATAAAGAAATCAAGAAATTATCTGATATACTATACAGAAATCGTGACTTGGATGAAGATGATATCATAGTAATAATAAATTCTATTAGACCTAATACCATCAGAGAATCTTTAACAGAGTTAGAAACTAGTGAATATTATATAAATGCAACAGCAAAAAAAGATATCAATTTACTCAAGTCTGGCAAATAAATATAATTTACCTTATCCTGTTATAGAAGTAATATGCAATAGTCCATTTAAGTTTACTAAAGAAGTAATGTCAAATGATGAGGATACTAAAGATATTATGTTTGCTTACTTATTTAAACTTAAATTAAAAAAGAGATATAAAGAAACAAAATGAGACAGTTTATTGAAGAATGCTTGACACCTAATTATAAGATTCACTGGTTAGATTCTATTTACTTTGATCCTGTATTACTTAACAATATACAGATGTATATAGCAATTAGTGACAGTAGACTATTAAGAATATGATACTAAGAAAGTTTGATAATATATATCCTAGAACATTTTGGATAGCTATAATAGAAAAGGAAGAAGATGTATACACAATATTAAAGAAATTCACTATATACAACTTATTACCAGGTTTCGATAAAATACGAAAAGAAGCTGAAGAAGAAATGTTAAAGGCGTATGACGGAGATGTTATTGCAGAATGTAGACCGGTTATGTTAAACAGTAGTTCTGAGATGGGTATTATTTGCATAATATATAGACCTGATGAATTAGATGGTACGCATATAGCACACGAATCAGTTCACATAACTGATTATTACTTTGAAGTTACAGGTATGAATGGAGAAGAATTCTCAGGTGGTGGTAACGAAGGGTATGCGTATTTAGTTGGCTGGGCTGCTGGATGTTTTATTAAAGTAATGAAAGAATATGGAAAGACAGAGTAAAGAAGATTCATTAGCTCTATGGGAATTTGAGAAAAACAACGTTAAACAATTTGGATCTAATATCAGTGAAGAGCTAAAAGAGTTAATGGAAGTTGCAGATAAGAAGATCAATAACTATTCCTTAACATACAATGAATTCATGGATGATATTCTAGAAGGTTTAGCTAAGTTGAAAGATACGGACAGCATTGAAACTAGGCAGTTACAGATAAAAGGATTGTACAACTGTTTAACTAATAAGTATATTGAAGATGGAGAATGATGGTAAGAAATATGATTGTGGTAAAGTAAGAATGGATCTAGTTCCATTAGATGTAGTTGAGAATATTGGTAAGGTACTTACTTACGGAGCTCAGAAATACTCAGATAACAGTTGGCAAAACCTTCCAGATTTTTGGAAAAGATATAAAGCAGCATTACTAAGACATCTTACTGCTATAGACAAAGGAGAATTAATAGATCCTGAAAGTGGACTACCTCATATAGATCATGTACTTTGTAATACGGTATTCTTAGATTGGGGATTTCATCATGGTAAAGCGATTAGTATTAACACAAAAGATATTGAACAAGATAAATAATTATGGAACAATTGAAATTTAAAAAGTTAGATTACTCAGTAAAGAAAGAAGACGGCACAGAAGAGATTAAAAAATCTGAAGGTAAGTTGCCTATTAGAGCTACTAGTAGCAGTGCAGGATTAGATCTATATACTACTCGTATTACTCAAGAAGTAGATAATAGTGGCAAGTTAGTACTAGTATATCACACTGATATTGCTGTAGAAATTCCTGAAGGATATGTTGGATTTATCTGTATGAAATCATCTATCTCTAAAAGATCTATTATTATGTGTAATGGTATTGGAGTGATTGATTCTGATTATCGTGGAGAGTTGATGGCTAAATTTAAAGTAACTACAGATGCTATTCCTACAGTATATACTACAGATGAACCATTTGCTCAGTTAGTCATTGTTCCTTGTTCTATATTAGAACCTACTTTGGTAGAAGAATTGAGTGAAACAGAAAGAGGAGAAAAAGGATTCGGAGAAGCTACAGCAGAACAAAATAATGAAATTAAAGAAGTAAAAGAATAATTATGGAAAATTTAAATATTACAATTACTCCAGTAAGTGCATCAGGGGTTGGAAATTTTATTGAAGTTCGTATTAATGGTATGTTATATAGAACAGAGATTGTGCAAGGTGAATTTACAGAAGATGTAATGAAACAATCTATGGAGAAACTAATGCCTACTATTCCTACTGAACAACAGGAACCTGTAGAATTGAAATTCTATCAACTATTAGATGCTATTGCTAATACTAAAGCTGAAGAAGAGTATAGAGCTCAGCATCCTGAGGAGTTTATGCCAGAGAATTTTGAACCCAGTGTTGAAGAAGTAACTGATGAAGCTATTTGATATAAATGGTGGTAAAGTAGTAATACACCCTGATGCTTTAGGTCTCCCATTCTTTAAAAAGTTATGGGAGGCTGATAAGCCAGATAAACAACAAGCTACAAATGTAATAAGTTATATAGTACTTATGTGGTATTTTAAATCTCCATATGTACTTCAGCTAGAACCAGATATTAGAGAAAAGAAACTTAAGCAGTTATACTTTGGTGATGAGAATTATAATCTTACAGTAGAAGAAAAGTCTTGTGAAGATGATTATAAGAAGCTAATATATACTAGAAATCTAAGAATGCTTGATAGTATGAGAAACAAAGTAGATACTATTAGTAAGTATTATGAAGATTCTCTAGAAGAGCAGTTAGATGAGAAGAAGATTAAAGATCTATTAGCTGGTATGGAAAAAGTAAAAGCTACTTTTCAAACATTAGATTTCCTCGAAAAAGCAGTTAAAGCTGAAGAAGTTAGTACTACTAAAGTACGTGGAGATGCTCAGATTAATCCTTATGAATTAGCTTAATTTGTGCAAATTATACACAAGTTTATAACAATAAATTAATGAGTACGTTATATGAATATAAATAAAGAAACTATGAAGAAAGTACTTGATTTAACAAAATGCAATAGCACTGAAGAAATTTGTGATGTGCTTGAAAAAGAAATTGATAACAAACAAAAAGCCGATAAAGCAGTTAAAGAAACTAGTGAATCTTTGATTGAAGAATATAATAAAGAAGCAGTAGCTGAACCTAAGAAGAAAGGTATTATCAAGCGTACTATTCATTGGCTAAAGAGTTTGTTTAAGAAATAATCTCGTTGAACTGATAGAGAGGTCTGACAGGGACAGACGTTAAATATTCCCTGGCACTCTCCTGTGATGTAAAGGTAACATACCAAGCTCTAACCTTGGAATTGTCCGTTCGAGTCGAGACCAGGAGGACTAATTAAAAATATATATAAAATGCACGATATCTGCAATAGTTATTTAGTACCTATAAATTTAAAAGATTATAATGAATGTGCGTGGAGGTTATGTGGTATATATAAAATTACTAATAAGATCAGTGGAAAATGTTATATAGGTCAAGCTGTAGATATTAGAAAAAGATTACAACAACACGTAGCTTCTTATATAAGAAAGTCGACATTAAAAAATTATAAAGCCATTAATAAATATGGTATAGATAATTTTCAAGTAGAGGTTTTGATTATATTAAATATATTTGGAAAAAATAAAAGTGAAATTAAAAAAGAATTAAACGCACAGGAATGTTTTTATATTCAATTATACGATTCATATAAAAATGGATATAATTCCACCCCTGGTGGAGATAGTGGACGGCTGGGTTTTAAACATACTACTGAAACTATTCTAAAGATTAAAGAAGCGCATAAAAATTATAAACCTAAAGTGGCATATAATGTAAGTAAATGTGTATACTGTTATGATATAATAACTAAAACTATCATAGATAGTGAAAGTATATCTGATATGTCACATAAAACTTCTGTAGATTATAGAAGTATTAGTCAAATATGTAATAATATTCAATATAAAATTTCCGGTAGGTTTATATCTAAGCGTAGATATTTATTTTCTTTTTCTAAAGAAGAATTACTAGATAGAATAGATTGGTTTAATTCTCAAGAATATATTAATAAGAAAAAACATAGAAAACGTGGTAGACTTTAATAAAAAAATACATTTTTCAGATAAATTTAGATAGCCAGCTCTGTAGTTTTTAACTACAGGGCGTTATTGTTTATATCCAGCTGGTTCATCAGAATACTTTCAATACTGGGACGAATAGAAAGATCGTTGCATTAATGGTTATACTGCAGAGGATGGAGATTACATCACTGGGTATAACTATTTTTATATTAACTTTTGTCCAATGCAACGTATAGTTAACACTGTTACTAAACTACCTAACGGAGAGACTAAAGTAAAACGAGACAGTGTAGTAACATTCCCTGATTTCTATGACTATGACTATTTCTACTTCTAGGCAGTACAGGAAGCAGAGGATAAAGGAAAACATATATGCTTACTTAAATCACGTCGTAAAGGATATAGTTACAAAGGTGGAGCTATGGCATGTCGTAATTATTATTTGATACCTAATAGTAAAACATATATATACGCTTCTAATAAGTAGTATCTTACTGAAGATGGTATCCTTACTAAAGCTTGGGACTATATGGACTTTATAGATAAGAATACAGCTTGGGGTAAGAAACGATCTGTTAACAGTACTATGCGTAAACGAGCTGGATTCTGGACTAAAGATGAATTTGGTAATGAAGTAGAAATGGGTTATAAGTCAGAGATTATTGGTGTTACTTTGAAAGATAATCCTGACGTAGTACGTGGTAAACGTGCTAAATTAATTCTATTTGAAGAAGGAGGTTCATTCTCAGAATTAGGTGCAGCATGGCAAATTGCTAGACCATCTGTAGAACAAGACGGTGTAGCGTTTGGTACTATGATTGTATGGGGAACTGGTGGTGACGAAGGCTCTGCATTTGAAACTATGAAAGATATGTTCTATAATCCAGATGGATATAATTGCTTAGGATTTGAGAATATATGGGATAGTACACCTACAGATAAACTGTGTGGATTCTTTGTTCCATAGTATACTAATCTAGATACTAGAGATGACGATGGTAATAGAATATATATGGATGATGATGGTAATACCATTACTAAACCTTCTCTTGAATTTATACTAGATGAGCGTAGAAAAGTAATAAGTACGGCTACCAATACTACTGCTATAGACCGTTATGTTGCAGAGCGTCCTATTACTCCACAAGAAGCAATGCTGGAATTTAATGGGAATATATTTCCTAAGAAAGAACTGTAGGAGCAATTAGGACTTATTCGTACTAATACTTAGTTATAGAATCATAAACAAGTAGGTGATTTAATATTTGACGAATCTGGCAATATCAAATGGATACCTAAGAAACATGGTGATGTTACCAAGTACCCACTTGGTAAAGATGATGATCCTACTGGTTCAATAGTTATATGGGAACATCCAGCTAAAGATGCAACAGCTGGATTATATATAATAGGTGTAGACCCTTATGATCATGACTAGTCTGGTACTAATTCATTAGGATCATCTATAGTATATAAGAGGTTTTAGAACTTTGAAGAGTACTATGATATTATAGTAGCTGAATATACTGGTAGACCTGCAACAGCTGAAGAATACTATGAAAACTTACGTAAGTTGGCATTATACTATAATGCACGTATAATGTATGAAAATGAACGCAAAGGTCTATTCCCTTACTTTACTGCTAAGCATTGTGATTACTTATTAGCTGATCAACCTGATATTATTAATGATATAGTTAGTAATTCTAAAGTACAAAGAAGAAAAGGTTGTCACATGAATAAGTAGATAAAGCAATGGGGTGAAGGTATGATAAAAGAATGGTTGAATGAAGAGTATGCACCAGGTAAGAAAAACCTAACTAGGATACTATCAGAGCCGCTATTAGAAGAGCTAATAAGCTATAACGATACAGGTAACTTTGACCGAGTGATGGCGTTGATGTAGGTTATGATATATAGAGAACAACTATATAATGTAGTTGTTAAAAAGAAAGAAAAAGAAAATAAATAGAAGATGCTCTTTGATGGACCAATTTTTGCGCAGAGTTGGTTCAATGACGATACTCCAAGAGTATTTTCAAACGACGATAATGTATATACATTTTAATTATGAAGAATACTAAAAGTTTCCCTGCACAGAAACTACCAATGTCAAAGAAGACACAAGCCTGGAAAGAAGCCTGCGTAGACTATGTAGTAGGCGCTGGAGATTCAGGATTTGGTGGTAATGGTAGATCTAGATCTGACGAGATGTAGACTTACTATGATTTATACAATAGTATATATAATGAAAAGGATCTTAAATATGTAACCAATCCATTTAAACAAGATGATGGGTTTCCTGCTATGGCATAGGATTATAATATCATCAAACCATATGTAGATCAGTTACTTGGTGAAGAAACTAAGAGACCTTTTAATTTTCATCCACAACGTACAAGTGATATAGCTGCTAGTGAACTACAGGAAAAAGCCAAAGAAATGCTAATGGATTATATTCAGGCTACTATAGCTAGTAAGTTAAGTCCAGAACAAGCAGCCAGATATGAACAAGCATTAGCTACAGGAGAAATCTAGACTCCAGAAGCTATAGCTAAGTATCTATAGAAAGATTATAAAGATATAGCAGAAACTGAAGCTTATCACGCATTACAATTCCTAAAGAGGAAGTTGAATCTTACCCACGAATTCTATAAAGGTTGGAAAGACGCTTTAATAGGTGGAGAAGAAATATACTACATAGGTGTAATCAATGGAGATCCTTATGTAGAAAGAGTAAACCCTATGTATTTTGATTATGAGCATTCTTTAGACTTAGAATTCATAGATGATGCAGCTTGGTGTCGTAGAAAGATGATTATGTCTGCTACTGAAATATACGATAGATTCTATGATAAAATGTCTGAAAGACAATTGAATGAACTACTAGAACTTATTGATCAAAGACCTGGAGCTGGTAATAATCCAGAAATAAGAAAGACTAGTATAGATTATGAATCTATTAAACTGCATAAGATTAATAGTTTTACAGATAATCCATTTGATATAGATCATATAGTAGTATATCATTGCTGTTGGAAATCTTTCAAAAAGATAGGATTTGTTACTTTACTAAATCCAGAAACTGGAGAAGTTGAAGAATTTCAAGTAGATGAAGATTACAAAGTAACAGGTACAGAACAATCTGTAGAATGGGATTGGATTATTGAAGTATGGGAAGGATATAGAATTGGTGATGATATGTACATAGGAATTCAACCTATTGAATATCAACATATATCTGCCGATAATCCTAATTCACAGAAATTACCTTATACTGGTGTAGTATATAATAATACTAATAGTAAACCTAGATCACTAGTAAGTATGATGAAGCCATTACAGTATATGTATATTGTAGTGTGGTATAGACTTGAATTAGCATTATCTAGAGATAAAGGTAAAGTAGCAGTAATGGATATTACTTAGATACCTAAATCTATGAATATTGATGTTAATAAGTGGATGCATTACTTAAGTGCACTAGGTGTAGCTTTCATCAATCCTTATGATGAAGGGTGGGATATACCGGGACGTGAAGGAGGTAAGCCATCTCAATTCAACTAGTTATCTTCTTGGGACTTAACTATGAGTAATGTAATAGCTGAGTATATTCAATTGATGCAAAAGATTGAAGACATGGTAGCTAAGCTTACTGGTATTACTCCACAAAGACAAGGATAGATTGCTCCTAGTGAATTGGTGGGTAATACTAATACTGCCGTTAGTATGTCTTATCATATTACTGAACCTTGGTTCTGGAATCACAATTAGGTAAAGAGAAGAGTATTAACTATGTTGTTGAATACTTCTAAAGCAGCTTGGAAAGATAGTAAGAGATACTTGAATTATATATTAGATGATGCTACTAGAGCATTTGTGCAATTATCTGATAATTTCTTCTATGAAGATATGGATATATTTGTAGATGATAGTACTAAGAATCAACAGTATATAGATCAATTAAAGCAATTGCTACAACCTGCTATGCAGAATGGTGCTAGTCTGTTAGATGTAGCTGAAATCATTACTTTAGATAATATGAGTATGATTAAGAATAGACTTGAGGAAATTGAGCAGAAAAGAATGGAATAGATGCAGCAACAGCAGCAAGCTGAACAACAAGCACAACAGCAAATGGCAGAACAACAGAATCAGCTTAAAGAAGAAGAGCTTATGCTTAAAGAAGCTGAACTGGATCTTGAAAAATATAAAGTAGACCAAGACAGATATAAAGCAGAACAAGATAATGCTACTAAAATTACTGTAGCACAAATTAATTCTTATCGTGGTGCTGAGAATATGGATCAAGATATGAATGGAATTCCTGATCCAATTGAAATAGGAAAGCAAGCTCTAGAATAGCAGAAGATAAATTCTGATATTGCTACTAAACAATTAGAACTTAACAATAAGCGTAGAGAAATAGAGCAGAAGAGAGAAGCTGAAAATAAGAAGATACAGCTTGAAAAAGATAGAATGAAGCATGAAACTGAGTTGCAACGTATGTCTGATAAAGCTGCTATGGATAGAGAGAAGCTAAAGGCAAAGACAGCTTTGAGAAATAAAGTAGTAGGCGAATCTAAATCTAAATAACTATGAACTGGTTTAAAGAAACGTGGTGGTTAGTAAAACAATTATTTACTACTACTAAGAATAAAGATAAAGTATAGTATAAACATATGGATCATTATCCTTTTAGTGGATACTCTGCAATGAGTTGGTGTGGATATATTTTGACTAAAAAGAAAGAATCTGATATTAAAACTACTACTTGGAATCACGAAAATATACATTTACAGTAGGCTAAGAATAAGGGTAGTTGGTTAAAGTATTACGCTGATTATGTATGGGAATGGATTAAGGGCAATCCTATTACTTATCCAGCATCATCGGCATACTATACAATCCCTTATGAAATGGAAGCATATGCAAATGAAGATAAATCTGATTACGAAATTAATACAAATAGGTATAAAATAAAAAATCGTAAAAAGACTTACAAAGAGAATAGGAAAAATTGGTTTAACTATATTAAAACTTTATAACTATGGCATGTGGTGGAAAGAAAGGTGGCAAGAAGTCATCTAAAAGTGGAAAGAAAAGTAAATAATTATGGAATGTGAAGCATTTAGATAGAGAATGCAACAGTATAAGTAGGCTAGGGAGAATAATCCCTAGCTTAAATACTGGGATTGGAAGAAGTATGCAGATGGTGGTATTATAGATGAAGATCCACCACAGAATACTAGTGAAAGACCTATTACTAACTTTGATCCTAAAGGAGATCCATATAATCCTACATATGGATATAATCCAGGTGCAGGCTACGTTTCAAATTCAGATCCATTAGGTAGTCTATATGTAGAAGGAGCTTTACTTAATCCAGTATTTAAACTAGCAGGTAATGCAGTATCTAATATAGCTAGAGGATTAACTAAATACTCTTCTAAATTAGATGCTAAAGCTAAAATGTAGGCTAAAGATGCAGCTATAAATAGATACATTACTAAAAGAAAACCAGCAGGATACGACGACTTTGAATATCAAATAAATAGAAATCTTGCAGAAATAGATTATCCTACAACTAGACATGAATTAGGTCACTATGTTGATTTTAATTTAGCTAAAAGTTCAAATCCCGATTACAGCAATACAATGTTTGCAGAACTAAAAAGAGACTTATCAAAATAGAAGAATCCATTATTTCCAGACAAAACTGATTATTATAGCAAAGGTACAGAATAGAAGTCTTATATGAATACTCTTAGAGAGTATATGTTTAAGAACGGTATGATTAATAATATAGGAGATAAGGTAACTTCTAGATAGATTAAGAAAGCTATAAGATCCTTGCCTAAAGATATGAGATCTATTGAAGCTGCTTATCTTCAATTTGCTACACCAGGATAGTACACAAAGTGGTTTAACAAGATACCTTTACTTGGTACTTATCCAATAGTAAATAAACAATTTTAGAATTATGAAGAAGATAAAGATAAAGCCAGAGAATAGAGGTAAGTTCAACGCAACTAAAAAGAAAACAGGAAAGACAACTGAAGAGCTAACTCACAGTAAGAATCCTGTAACAAGAAAAAGAGCAATATTCGCTTAGAATGCTGCTAAATGGAATAAAGGTAAAAAGAAGAAAAAATAAATCTAATTAAATATTTTAATTATGGATAAAAAAATGACATTAGGTGGATTTGAAGCTGTACTAGATAGCTTTATCCCTAATCCAGATGGTGGTTTTAGAAATTCAAATATTGATGAAAATGTTAATGTTGATGCTGATGAATTTGAATCACTAGATGATGAAGAATTGGAAGATATTAAAAAGAACAATATCGAAGTAAAGAATAAGAAAGAAAATCCAGTAGAGGAAGATACTGAGGAAGAAGAAATCGAAGAAGAAGATATTGAAGATAAACCAAAACGTAAGCCTGGTAGACCTCGTAAAGAAGAAACTATTGAGGAAGAAACAGAAGAGGAAGAAGAGGTTGAAGATAATAATGAAGAAAATGTTGTTACTAACTTCTTTGACGCTATGGCTGAAAAACTCAATTGGGAATTTGAAGAAGGAGAGGAAAAACCCAAGAGTGTAGATGAGTTAATTAATTACTTCCAAAATGTCATTGAAGAAAATAGTAAGCCTGAATACTCTAGTGAAGAAGTTGAAGCACTAGATAATTTCGTAAAACAAGGTGGAGATTTAAAGAAGTATTTGACTATTGATGCTGAATTAGATTTAGATGATATTGACATTGAAGATGAAACTAATCAGAAATTAGTAGTAAAACAGTTACTTAAAGAAAAAGGGTTCTCTACTAAGAAGATTGATAAGTTAGTAAGTAGATACGAAGAAGCTGGATTACTTGAAGATGAAGCACAAGACGCTTTAGAAGATCTTAAAGAGATTAAAGAGGAAAAGAAGAAACAGCTATTAGAGGATCAGAAAAAGGCTTATCGTGAATAGTTACAGAGACAACAGCAATTCTATGATAACGTTGTTAGCGAAATAAAAGGCTTAAAGAATATACGTGGTATTACAGTCCCTGAAAAAGATAAAAAGGTTTTAATGGATTATATACTTAAGCCAGACACAGACGGTAAAACAAAGTACCAAAAGGACTATGCTAAGGGTGGTGTTAAGAATCTGATAGAATCAGCATACTTTACAATGAATGCTGACAAACTTATTGAGGCTGCTAAACGTGAAGGAAACAATTCAGCTATTGATAAGTTTAGACGAAGTTTAAAATCTAGTAGTATTACTACTAAATCTAGAAAACAAGCTACGGGTTCTGATGATGATCCAATTTGGTTCTCAGCTGCACGACAACTGCGTATATCATAATAATTAATTATATAAATAAAAAAATTAAATTACTAGTATTTTATGGATAATAATATTCTTAATAACCTCCAATTATACAAAGGTAAATGGTTTTCTGATTTGATCGACACTAATAAGATTAGTCTCGCTTCTCAGCAAAGACCTTATGAGGTATCTACTATCCTGTCATACGTATTTGGTACTAAAGATAATGGTTACAGTACTTCTCTTGATATGTTGACAGGTGGTCTTGGAAATGTAATGACTATTGATCAGCCTTCATTTGAATGGGGTGTTATGATTGACCAGGACAGAGCTGTTACAATTCGTGACGCTAAATGGAATGGTGCTGCAATTGATGAAAATTCTACTCCAGGTTTGGGCAACACACCTATTACTTTGTGGTTGGAAGATGCGTGGTTAACCTTGATTTGAGCTACGCCTCGCAGTAATGCGATGAAAAATTAATTCCGTGAATTGCTGGAAACTCCTAAAGATAAATAAACCGTAGAGTTAAATTTAAATATATAGAGTTATGAAAAATAATGAAAATGGACAATCAGCAGCTAAACAAATAATTCTGAAAGATGTTAAAGGTTTTGAAGGATTGTATAAAATATCTAACGATGGAAAAGTTTGGTCAGAATACAAGAAAGATTTTTTAAAACCTAGACTTTCAATGGATGGATACGAAAGGGTTGCTTTAAGTAGTAATGGTAAAAGATATGAATATAGAGTATCAAGGTTAGTAGCAGAAGCTTTCGTAGAAAATCCAAACAATTTACCCCAAGTTAATCATAAAGATTACAATACTAAGAATAATTGGTATGAAAATCTAGAGTGGTGTGATAATTATACTAATTCTCATTACTCTTATGATGCAGGTAGATTCATGACAAAGCGGCAATATAAAGTTTATACTTTTACTAATGTTTTTAACGGTGAAGCCTTTTCCATTATAGGTATAACAAATGTTGCTAAAAAATTTGCATCTTCAAAAAAGAATTTTAAAGCCGTTATCAAAAAGTATGCCAACACAGGAATGTACGTGAAACAAGGTATATTTAAAGGCTTAAGAATTGATTCAGAATATTTGGAAGTTCAACGACTAGAGAACAATCTCGTAGGCTCAAGTGAGCCGAAGTGCGGAACCCCTATTAAGGGTGAAGATATAGTCTAATCTTATGCGAAAGTATAAGCAGCTACCTAGAGTAGCGAATATTGATTAACGCTCAATATTGAATATAATTGTCGGTCCTGGTGCTACTATCGAATTTGATGATAAGAGTCAGGCACGTATTCAGGATGCTCCGTATCAAGATGGTAATTTGTATGTTTATACAGTATTTGTATCTAATGGTAGTCCCGCTTCTTATATTGACCCGGCTGTTTTAGCTTCTGGTTGCCAAGTAAACCGTTTGGCTTCTGCTTATGAAGAATACAGTGAAGAGGCTGATATCCTGAATTACAATACTCACTTCAAGATGCGTAACTATTTGACTACAGTACGTCTGTCTTATGATATCACAGGTTCTGCTTACTCTACAGTTATGGCAGTAGCTTTGAAAGATCCTAAGACTGGTAAAACTTCTTATTTGTGGTCTACATTCCAGGAATGGGTTGCAATGCGTGAGTGGTACAAACGTCTTGAAAGAGCTTTGGTATACAATCAGAATAACGTAAACAAAGATGGTTCTTGTAATCTGAAAGGTAAGAATGGTCGTCCTGCATTTATTGGTGCTGGTTTGTTGGAACAGATTGCTCCGTCTAATAGACGTTACTATACTCGTTTGACAGCTGAATTACTGGAAGACTTCTTGTTCGATCTGTCTTATAATGTATTAGGTACTAATGAACGTAAGTTTGTTGCCTTGACTGGTGAAATGGGTATGCGTGAATTTGACCGTGTACTTAAAGAAAAGGTGGCTAATATGAACTTGATTGACACAGTATTCGTAACTGGTTCTGGTGATAATTTGAAGTTCGGTGGTCAGTTTAAGACTTACGCAATGTCTAATGGTATTGAATTGACTTTGAAGTATTTCCCGTTGTATGACAATACTACTTACAATCGTCAGTTGCATCCTGTTACTTTGAAACCGTTGGAATCTTACCGTATGACATTCTTGGATTTAGGTCGTCGTGATGGTGAAGCTAATATTGTTAAAGTAGTTCGTAAAGATCGTGAATTCGTTAACTGGTGTACAGCTGGTTCTGTAACTCCTGCTGGTTACGCTCACTCTAACACAGAAGTTCGTTCTAACGCTAAGGATGGTTACTCAGTACACTTCTTGGGTGAGGTCGGATTGATGTTGAAAGATCCTCGGGCGTGTGGGGAGCTAATCATGATGGCTGAGTAATTCAGTTAAAAAAATATTAGGGGCTTGCTAGCAAGCCCCTATAATACTAACTTGATAATCTAATTTTATAATTATGGAAGTAATCGTTAGAATAACTAAATAGAATCCGTGGACTGAATTAGTAAAATGGTCCAATTGCTTTGATTATCTAGGTTCCTATTGGACAAGATCTGGTAGTCGTTACACAGGTCTAACTCAAGATAAAGCTAGAGAACTAGAACAGAAAATGGGCAAAGCTGAAGGAGAATTAGATCCTGATAGTACATTTTGGGATACATTTGCAATTAAGATTGGTAAGAAAGAATTAGTAATTAATACTGATAGACCTGAAGGAGAATTGCAATATTTATTCCTATTAGGACATAAGAGAGTAGCAAATGGCATTGATAAAGTAACTCCATCTACTGATTATGTACTTATAAATAAAGAAGCTGAAGCAGAACAAATTAATAAAGCTAACAAAGTTAAACGTGATGCTTATAGAGCACTGGATAAGATGAGTCTTGAAGATATGCGCAAATGTCTTAGACTATTTGGAGTTAAAGCTGACACTATGTCTAATGAATTGGTTGAAGCTAGACTTGGTGAAAACGTAGAAGCTGATCCAGCAAGATTTATTAGAATTTGGGTAGATAATCCTAATAAAGAAATTAACTTTGTAATTGAAGAAGCTTTAAGTAAAAATATTATTCGTAAGAACAGAGCATCATATTACTTTGGTACTGATCTTATTGGTAACGGTCTTGAAGATGTAATTGCATATTTGAAAGACAAAAAGAATCAAGATATTTACTTAAGTATTATGTCTGAAATAAAATCTAAATAATGACTAGAGAACAATTTCACTCATATTTTAAAGTAGCAATGGACAAGAACTCTCAAAGCGTAGCCTTTGGGGGTTGTCCTGCTTTCTTACCAGAAGAAATAGATTACTGGTTAGATCAAGGTTTATACCAAGAAATCAGTAACAAGTTTACTGGTAATAACTACTTAAAAACTAGCTTTGAAGGATCTGTAAAACGTATTCACGACTTAGAAAAGTTAGTACATACAGATACAAATGTTATTGCTAATACTGAAACAGACTCAAATAGATGTTATGTTACTAATCTATTTAATGGTGACAGAATGTTCTTTGTAGATGCTGTATTAAACTTCAATAACAAAAAAGCTACCATAAAGCTAATAGATCATGCAGACGCTACTAAATTCAAGAAGACTTATAATAATAATCCTTGGATAGAAGATCCAGTAGCTGTGATAGAAGATAACACTCTATATATCTATTATGATTACTTAGCTATGAGTAGTAATAGTTATTCTGTAGATATTACTTATGTTAAGTTCCCTACTAAGATAGAGAACTTACCAGCAGATGGTATGAGTGAAATACCAGAGTATATGCAGTTTGAAGTAATTAATAGAGCTGTAGAACTAGCATTAGAAGATATTGAGTCTAAGAGAATATAGACTAAATCACAGTTGAACCAAATAGATGAATGATTATGACAGACCGTGGATTTCAAATCGAGTTTGAACGTAGGCTATAGTTAATGGATCCTAATTTAGTTATTAAGGATAAGCTATCCTCAGACACTATTATATCATTCATTAATGAGGCAATTGATAAATTTTATAAAACAAGATACTCAGGTATTAACTTTAAAGCTCAAGGATTTGAATAGACAGAAAAACGTATAGATGATTTGCGTACTTTAATTCGTAAAAGAAACTATTCTAACACTTAGATAATTAAAGGAGTTAGAAACTCATACTCAGTAGAATTACCAGATGATTATGTATTATTACTTGGAGATACTGCTGGTATACAGCCGAGTGATGAATATCCTAACGAATGTTGGGAAAAAGACGATTTAGGTGCATATATAGTTAAGTATACAGATACGTTAGAATCTACAATTGAAACATTAGATAGACAATTAAGCAATTCACTATCTGAACACAAATTAAAATATTGTCAAGCTAGACCTTTAAAGTTAATTCAAGATAATAATGTAATATTATACACAGACGGTAAATATAAAGTAAGTGAATATGAGATTACATACTTAGCTAAGCCATCTAAAATTAATTCAAGTAATATTACTAATACCGAATATACAGATTTGCCAGAACATACACATATGGAAATTGTGAAAATGGCAATCTAGATTTATCTTGCTACTAAACCAATGTAGCACTATAATGCTTATTCCAACGAAATTGCTTCAATGGAATAACAAATAAATTAATGCGTTTGTCTGACCTGGAAATCTGAAATAAGGAAAGTAGAAGGACAAACTAGACTAGCGCTAAGTCTAACAATTAATTATTTTTATATAAACTATGATTACACACGTTGATACCGTACTTATCGGTAAAATATGTCCAGCATTTTATACTACAGTAGATAGTCTTGCTCAGGGTTCTGTAGCTCTGTTCGATGAGAATAAGAGCTTGATTAAAAATGAAGCTGATGCAGTAAATGCATCTACAGTATATATCGGTGTAGCTAGCGATAATATGACTATCGCTTTACCTGATGGCACTAGTGCTACTAAATGTTCTGTAGAGTATTCTAACGCAATTCAGAAAGCTTCTAAACCTTCTTATGTAATCGGTGACTATGTTGCACCAGTACAGGAAAAAATTGAAATCGACTTGACTCGTGCTACTGTTGTTATTGGTCACAGATATGTTTTACGTATTGTTTACAAAGACATGTATGAAGCTCCGGGATAGTTTACTCATACTTATGAAGTGGTTGCTACAACTGAAACTGCTGACGATTTGGGTAACGCACTGTTGAAGAAGATTAATAAACATGCTAATCGTAGAGTAAGTGCTACATTTGCAAGTCACAAATTGACACTTACCGCTCTTCCTAAAGATGATAATGAAGGTGTTTATTCTTTGAATGAATATTCTGTAGTTTCTATGGAAGCTTCTCTGTATGTTACTATTCCTGGCGCATTGTTATCTAATGTTCCTGAAGCAGTTCCTGGTGTAGCTATTACTAAGACTGCTGGTAAACCTGGTAAAGGTTACTGGAAACAAGTTCGTGATATGGAAGTACGTATGTTAGGTTACAAGGGTCATGTATTTACAGATGCATATCCTGTTATCGAACCGAAACGCAATGTTACTGAAGGTGCTAACTACGATTACATTACTATTGAAAATGATAATTTGTATTTATCACCAGATAATCAGTACATTAAAACTACTCCGTTGACTACTGAATTGTACGTTGAAAAAACAGCTAACTTGCATACATCTCAGTTTGTTAAGAATCTTAAAGCATTTATCACTGGTGTTGATACTAGTGCTGGATAATACACGGTTTCTTTATTTAAACCCAGGCGAGGTTGAGGTTTATCCTCGGCTTCGCCTTTTTAATTTTATTGATATGATTGATATGAAAATAATTAATACAAAGATTGAAAACAATATTCTAACAATCACTTTAGATAGCGCTAGTTCGGTCACTAAAGTTTATTTAGACAATGTTCTTAATAAGAAAAACATGTATAGTGAAAATGATGAAGATCATAATCATGTCATTAATTCTCCCAATATTTCTGATAACACTATTACTATAGACATTACAGAATATGATTCTACATCCTTTATAGTTAATGTTGTTGGGAGTAATAATGCAGTTTCAATTGCAATAGATTAGAAAAACCTGTATTATAGAAAAGTAAATATGTTAGTAACATTTTGTAATACATGTCTAGATAAACATCAAAAAGAGAAAATACTAATGTGTGATTTTAAATCACAATTACTTGAATACGCTCTAGCTAATCAGTTAACTGAAGATGCTATAGATTATTATGTTGATTTATGTAGACTCTTAGAAATTCCATTAGAGCATACTTGCTGTACATACAGTAGAGTAACAAATTGTAGAGTTTGTAGGGGTTGCACTAATGGATGCTGTGTACTATGATAGAGAATAACTATAAAATAGGTAAGACGATAAGTGATAAAGTAAAATATAATATCGCTTGTGATAGAACTCAAATATTGAACTATGTGTGTGTTAATTACGTATATGATATACTAACTCAAGGAGATACGTTTAATATAAATGATGAATAGAGAATGAAATTATTAGTAGTAATAGATAAACTATTGAAATAATGGCATAGTATGCAACTAAAGATGAATTAAATAAACTCACAGGACTAGTAAGAACATTATAGGGTAATGTATAGACTCTAGATACTAGTGTTGGTGAGCTAGATACCTTAGTTGAAAGAATTAATCATCTAGCTACTCTTAAAGATGTTACTATTACTTATATTACAGAAGGTGACTTACTGTAGTATGCTAGTGATGGTACATGGCATAATATACAACCATCAGCATTAGGTATTGGTGGTGGAGAAGGAGGCGGTGTAGTAGATACTGCTGTAGTAAAAGCTATGATTAAATCTGAAGGTAGTAAGTTATTCTTAAGTAAATTGTATGATGACACAGCTGCTGGTATAATTACTTTCAATGGAGGTTTAAGAAGTAATAAGATGACTTATCTAAATCAAGGAGTTCAGATAGGTACTTTTGTTACTGGTATGATTGGTGGTACAGGTGCTCAAATAGATAAGGATGGTAGAGGAGAAATGACTAGTCTTATCCTTAGAGAGTTTTTAGAAGTACCAGAATTAAGATTTAATAAGATAGATGTAGTAAGTGGTGAACTATGGAATTCAATTGCATTCGGTACAATTGAAGATGTAGACTTAGTTAATCAGATTGTTACATTGAAGTTAGAAGATGGAGAATATAGTGGTATACATGTAAATGATATATGTAGAGGTATATTCCATAACTTTGATGGAGTTAATAATACTGAAACTGGTACTGATGATTGTGGATTTGATAAAGTATAGGGATTTACTACATCTTACTTTACACCTATCGAAGTATTAGATGCTAGAGGTAAGTAGTTTAGATATTCATTGAAACAAGGTACTACACAACATCCTTGTAAGTCAATGAAATTTGCTGTTTATGGTAACTTTACTGATGAAACTAGACAAGATAGTGCTTACTCTACTAGACAGTATAAGAGATATTTAAAGAAAGTAAATACTTGGCATATTAATCCATCTAAAAATATAGCATCACAATTTGGTTTATTAGATGGTTTAAATATACCTGGTGCTCCTAATGACGGTAATCTTACTGGTAATGGTGCTTATATTAGTAATATTTATCTTACAGATGCTTATGTGCAGTTTACTCCTGAATAGATAGAAGACTTACATGGGCAAGATGCTTACTCTGTATCTCTTACTAGAACTGAAGGTAGTATAATTGTTGATAATGAATTTAATATTATAACTGATTATTAGCAGCAAGAACAATTTACATTTGAAGTATAGGCGTGGAGAGGTAAGACAGCTTTAACATATAATACTGTAGTAGACAGAGATACATTCTTCTGTACTTGGGAATCTAATGGCATTGAATGTAGAGTGGATAACGGTAAGTTTACTATTACCAAAATTACCAATATTCACGACATGAAATTGCTTGTTTATGTTCATTGTGAAGGTATAGCTATATTTAATAAAGAGTTTAATCTGTCATATTAGTTAGAGGGTAACAGTCTGTGGGTAACTTATAATGACAATGATGCTACTCCTGATAGACCTGTTGGAGATGGTACATCCTATGGGTGGCATAGAAATTATACTGCATCTGCTATTTGGATGTCTACTAAAAGCGCCCGTAAAGTAGATGATCCTGATGTGCAATGGGGCGATCCTAATAGATTTAGAGGTGCTTCTGTAGCTGGTAAAGATGGTCAGTATACAGTGTTCTGTTATACTAACTCTAGTATAAAACCACCTAAACCTACTAGTTCTTAGATACCACCTGCTGATGATAACTATACTTGGTACATGTATCCACCTACTAGAGAAAGTAAGGAAGTATTTACTTGGATGATTCAAGCTACTGTATATGCAGATAAATCATTATCTGGTTGGACAGATCCTATTAGACTTACTGGTGAAACTGGTGAAGATGGTTCTGATGGAACTAAGTTAGAATTCATTTACAAAGTAACCAGTGCAAGTGATGCTCCTGATAAACCAGATACATCTCAGCAAGATGATTATATACCATTTGGTTGGTCAGATAGTCCTCAAGGAGTATCTAAAGATATGATGTATGAATGGGTATCACAACGAGAAAAGAAAGCTGCTAAAATTGGGGAAGGTGTTTGGGGAGAATTCTCAGAACCAGTTTTGTGGTCTAAGTGGGGTGAAAAAGGTATGGATGGTGACGGATATGAATATATATTTACTCGTACCGCTGATGTTGATAGAGTACCTCAAACTCCTTCGTCTATTCAATAGAATGATTATATTCCCACTATATCTAATGGTGGTTCTAAAGACTATAATTGGTCCGATGATCCAAAAGGAGTAAATGAGGATTATAAGGCAGAGTGGACTTGTAAACGTGTACGTACTGATGGAGTATGGTCTAACTTTAGTACACCAGCACTATGGTCTAATTGGGGTGAACAAGGTTTATCAGGTGGTCATTATCAATATAGATGGAAGATATCTGCTACTAAACCATCTATTCCTACAGATGCAGCTGCTTCAGGTTGGTCTACTAATAGTGAGTTAGTACCAGGAGATGGTGAGTACGTATGGTAGATTCAACGATTTGCTAATCCAGATGGTACTTTAACGGCATGGTCTAATCTTATACGTCTTACTGGTGCTGATGGTGAGGATGGTAAAGATGGTAATAGTATTGAATTTATTTATACTAGGAATGCAGATGGATCTCAACCTTCTACTCCTGCTAGTGTAAATCAAGCTGGTCATATACCTTCTGGTTGGACAAATCATCCTTCTGGTGTTACCGCATCATTAATGTATGAATGGGTATCACAAAGATACTTAGATAAGTCTACTTAGGTTTGGGGTAATTGGTCTACTCCTGGTATATGGTCTAGATACTCAGAAAGAGGTAAAGATGGCGATGGATACGAATACATCTATAGGAGATTTTCTAACTATGTTGGTGGTACTAGTTTGGCTCCAGGTGGTTAGTATTATCCGCCAGCTAATGTGGACTCTAGTGAATATCAACAAGACGATTACGTACCAGACGGATGGACTGATAGTCCAACTGGTCCTACAGATGCTATTAAATATGAATATGTATGGACTAGAAAGAAGGAAAATAGTAAATGGTAGGCTTGGAAGACTGGCGCATTGTGGTCTAAGTGGGGAGATAAAGGAGATCAAGGAGATCCAGGACAAGATGGATCAGATGGATCTGATGGAGCAGATGGATATAGTATTACTATGAGCGGTGCTCCAGCATCTATTAGATCAAGTTTAGGGTATTTGCAAACTACTAGTTGTACTCTTAGAGCTATTAAAACTAATAGCAGTGGTGTAACATCTTAGGCTTATGGTTACTTTGCTGTATATCGTTATAGTGGTAGTAGTTGGAATAAAGTATCTTCTTCTAGTTCTAATCAATCCTCTTATACTGCAAGCTGGGCTTCAGATACGTATGCTACTAAATTCTGGTTTGGTTTCTGTACAGATACTACTCCTTCACCTGATAGTTAGTGGACTGTAATCAGTTATGAAGCTCCTGTAGTATATGATGGTACGAATGGATCTGATGCTGATAGTAGTTATACTATTATGCGTGATTGTGGCTATTGGAAATCTGGTATTACTTATTATAAAGCTCCTGCTACTACTGCTATGAACAGTAGTGAATATACTAAGTATGAGAATTACCAAAATATGACAGTTGTAGATTATGTTCAGTATGCTGGTAATACATATTTGGCTAAGTCTACTAATACTAATCAAACTCCATCATCAAGTAGTTCATATTGGCAATAGGCAAGTAAAAACAATACTTTAACTGTAAACAACTTATTAGCTAATAATGCTAAACTTGGTGAATTCAGTTTTAGTAATAATATATTTACTTCTAATAATGGAGTGTTATCAATGAACAGTAATACTGGAGCATTTACATGTACAAATGCAACTATCACTGGTATAGTTACTGCTACATCTGGTACGTTCACTAATGGTGTATTCACTAACTGTACTACTACAAATCTCACTATTAATAGTGGTACATTAAAAATGAGCAATTCTATTACTGGCAGTTTAGGTACTCCAAGTTAGATATATTCTATTACTACTACTACTAATATTACAGGTTCTGGTTTCTCTATATTATCTACTACTAGTTCTAATGACTTAATTCGTGCAACATTTGGTTCAAAAGTAGTATCTGTATATAATAGTAGCAATAGTAGTATTAGTGCATTAGCAGCTATAGCTATAGATGGTTACTATGTTTCTGGTAGAAATACTGTTACTGTGCCGTTGTACATATCTGCGGCATCAATATCTGATGCCGCAATCTTTGTAGACAACGGTGCTTTCTATGGTTGGAGCTTACCAGTTTTGAATATTTCAGCATTAATTAATGGTGTAACATTTTCATGTATATGTAATGTAACTTCATCTGGGTATACTATGATTTTAAACCAAGGTAAAGTAGGAACAATGGTATTTATGAGTGTATCTAATGGATATACATATACTATTAGACGAAATTCATGTGCATGGATATCATCCACTGGTGCATATCAATCAGCTGGTACTAGTTCTACTACATATAATGATGATGCTAGAATATTTGTACGTGTTGCTTATAACACTTGGTAGGAATATTTCGTTGGTTAATAAAAAATTAAATAAAGAAACTATGAAAATAAATTTTAAACAACTCAAAGTATATGTTGATATAAATAAAACTGTTGAACAGTATATTGATGTAGCTAAAGATTTAGCTGAAGGTTTATACAAAACATCAGCTGGAATAGCAGGTCACTCGTTAGCATTAAAAATATATAATTCTACTGGAGAAGAAGACTATAGTGAATTAGAAGTAGATTTAATTACTAAGTATGCTAATCAATATGCTACTCCTTTCTTTATAGATGCTTTAAGTAATATTAAAAATGAATAGTCAATTACACAATCAGATCAAACAGTTGAGTGATAGAGAACTACTAGAGGGCATCTATTAGATGCTCCTAGTAGTAATGCAAGAGCAACTAGTTAGTGATAGTAAGCAATTAGGCATAAATGTTATAGCTGATTTGCTAGTAGATAGTATGGATAGAAGTAGATAGAGAAATGAAAATAATAACAATGCACCATATATTGGGCAATAAGATACTAGAATATGATGTTGATGACAGAGGAGTCATCATAGATGAAAGAGAATATGATGCTGCTACTTATAATAAGAATAAAGATGATCTAGATTATTATGGGATATCTTTTACTTAGGACTGGAACTCATAATTCATCTGGTAATTACTTTACTGACTACACTTATTCGTCTAATAGTACAGCTAATAGAACTATTTTTATCGGCGGTAACTTGAGTGCTGGTTCTGCTGCGGGTTGGTTCTATTTGCGGTCTAGCAGCGGTCTTGGTAGTTCCGCTGCTGCTATCGGGTGTCGTTTAGTATATCTGCCATAATTAAATTATAGGTTGTCTCTCCGTGAATAAAAAGCAGTAACTTGAGTAATAGTTCTAATGCAGGTTAGTTCTATTTGAAGTCTAACAACAGTCTTAGTAATTCCAATGCTGATATCGAGTAAATAAATTACTATTAACAATTAACGTATTTTATCATATAATGGCTACCTTAGGAGAGAGACCTTACCTCTAGGTAAAAAACATAAATTCATTAATAGGGCTAGTAGCTTAATGTCGAAAACTCTTATTTAATTTATACATAAAATCACATGGATAGAAATGAATTAATAAAAGAAGTAAGCAAATATTTCAAAGTTTAGGAATTAGTGTGTCCTCATTGCTACTCTAAGTTTGGTGAATCTTCATGGTAGTTTATAAGTACTGAATTACTTAGTACTTTGTATATACTACGTACTAAGATATTCAATAAACCTATCACTATTAATACTTGGAAAACAGGTGGATAGTTCTCACAGAGAGGATTGCGTTGTAATATGTGTTAGTTAGTAAAGAATAAAAGTAGTATTTACTTATCCGCACACTGTTTAGGTAAAGCAATAGATTTTAATGTAAAGGATTTAGATAGTAATGCAGTGAATAACATAGTAAGATAGAATGCTGAATTATTTGAATACCCTATTAGATTAGAAGCTAATACCAATGGATGGTCACACATCGACGTATACCAGCCAAAAGACTCTTCTAAGAAGCTTTTAGAATTCAATGGATAAGTTGTTCATTTAATAAAGAAAATGGCTTAAAACGCCTTAAAATGCGTTATGGAAAAAGAAACTATATTGTATAATATATTATATGTGGATAATAGAGCTAGAAACATTATTCCTGAAGTAACAGATGCTTGGAATCTTACCCCACATAGATTTATTAAATCTGGTGAAACTGTTTCACTAGATGTTCATAGTAATATGTACAATATTCAAGGATTTAGTTCTGCACAGTATGTACATATAAATGTCAAATAGGATAGAATAGACATTACTCTAGATCCTAATGACACAGATGCTACTAGATAGGCACGTATATCACTTAATATAAGTGACTCTACTGGTACTCATAAATTATTACAATTTGTAATACATTAGAATTAATAATTAAAATATACGTATATGACAAGAATAACAAGAAGCTATATAGCTCCAAATCCTAAAGAATTTGATTACTGGGTTGACTTAACAGCAGATCCAAAAGGTAATGTAATTAAATATTACGCCGGAGGTAGTAAATGGTTACCTTTAAACGATGATACAGATAATGATCAGAGTGCTAGAATTGCTGCACTTGAATCAGGTAAAGTAGATAAGGTGGAAGGAAAAGAACTATCTAGTAATGACTTTACTGATGCATATAAAACTAAACTAGATGGTATTGCTGCGCAAGCCAATAAATATGTTTTACCAACAGCTACAGCTGAAATTATTGGTGGAGTAAAGGTAGGAGCAAATATTTCTTATAGTAATGGTACAATTAGTCTTAGTAAAGCTAATGTGACTAGTGCATTAGGATATACACCTCCTACAGCAGATACTAAAGTGACTATAAATAACACTTTAACGAGTACTAGTACTACAGAAGCTTTAGCTGCTGCACAAGGTAAAGCTTTAAAAGATTTAATTGACGCATTAACTACAAGAGTTGCTGCATTAGAAACTCCAGCAGCTTAATATAACAAATACATATGGTAACGAATAGGATAATATTTTTTGCAACGTCTGTTCAACCTAATCCAGAAGAAATAGACTATTGGGTTGACTTATCTGATAATCCTTACGGTGGTAGCATTAAATATTTCAATGGAACCGAATGGGTAAGGCTGGCTGCCTCTGGTGATACGCCTGATCTTAGCAACTACTATACTAAAATACAGGTAAACAAATTGCTTAATGATAAAGCAAACATTGGTGATGTAGATAGTAAAGTAGATGATGAAGAAGTAAAAGATGTAATAAAAGATATACAATTTAATACTTCTAATCCTAATGGCATTACTATGGTAATGTTTAAGTATGATGGAAGTAATGATTCTATATCACTACCTATAGCATCTACTGGATCAGCTGGTATCATTACATCTAAAGATTTCTTAGACTTTGTTAAGCAGCATCAGTTATAGGAACTTCATACTGAGATGATTGATACCTTTGCTGATATACGTGCAAAGTATTAGAAGAAACTCATTGCAGGTTCGAACATTGAAATTGATCAAGAAACTAATGTAATTAGTGCATCTGGTGATCTAGCTGTACAATGGGATAATATTACTAACAAACCAGATTTTAAACCAGTAGCTACATCTGGTGATTATAATGACTTAATTAATAAGTTAAAGCCGGGTAAAGATGTTAGTATTAGTGAAGATAATACGATTAGTATTGCTATTGATTCAGATTCATTGGAACAGTCTTTAGCTACTTTACAAAGTAATATAGATAAAGAAGCTGCTACTGCTCGTGCTGCTGAAACTAAATTAGGCAACGATATAGCTACTGAGAAGAATAGAGCTGAATCTGCTGAATAGACTATTAGTACTAACTTACAGAATGAAATTGATAGATCTACTCAAGTAGACACTCAACATACTAATGCTATAAACAAAGAGATACAAGATAGAAAAGAAGCTATTGCTACAGAAGTTAGTGATAGAAATGCAGCTATCTTAGTAGAAACTAATAGAGCTAAGGCTAAAGAAGAAGAACTTGATAATAAGATTACAGATCATACTGCTGCAACTAATGCTGCATTAGCGTTAAAAGCAGATAAGTCTGATACTTATACTAAGGCACAAGTAGATGCTAAATTATCTGGTGCTTATAAAGTAAAAGGATCTAGTACATTTGAAGCTCTACCTAAAGACAATAATGTAGTTGGTGATGTATATAATATTACTAATGCATTTAACTTAGGTGGTAAACATTATGATGCTGGTACTAATGTAGTATGGACTGAAGATGGTTGGGATGCTTTATCAGGTTCATTTGATACTACTGCTATTGAAGGTAGTATTCAAGAAGTAGCTGATAACTTAGCTCAAGAGATACTTGATAGAACTCAAGCTGATACTACTATTAATAACAATGTATCTTCATTATCTAATAGAGTAAAAGTAAATGAAGATAAACTTACTATTATTAATGGTAATGAATCTACTACTGGTTCTATAGCTAATGCTATTAAACAAGCTAAGTCATATACAGATACAACTGTAACAGCTGAATAGAATAGAGCGTAGGGAGCAGAGCAGAAGTTAACTAGTGATTTATCTAGTGAAGTAGCTAGAGCAACTGCTGCGGAATCAGCAAATGCTACAGCTATACAGAATGAAATTAATCGTGCTACAGGTGTAGAATATACTTTATCCACAGACGTAGAACTTATTTCTAAAACTAAAGTAAACAAAGTAATTGGTAAACAATTATCCACTGAAGATTATACAACCGAAGAAAAAACTAAGTTATCTGGTATAGATGATAATGCTAATAACTACACATTACCTGCTGCTACAACTACTACACTTGGTGGTATAATAGTAGGGGATAGATTATCTATTGATAGTACAGGTAAATTAGTAGCTACTTATACTTATACTTTACCAACAGCATCTAGTAGTGTATTAGGTGGAGTTAAGACTGGTAGTAATATTACTAATACTGATGGCACTATTAGTTTAACTAAAGCTAATGTAACTAGTGCATTAGGTGTAGATCCTACTACTACTTATGTAAAGAAAGCTGGTGATACTATGACTGGTATACTAAATATTAAGAATTCAGAAGGAGCTCAATTAGAATTATTCAGTACTGCATCTGACGGTAGTGCGTATATGAGATTCTATCCTAACAATTAGACAGATAATAAATGGTATCTTGGTGTTGGAACTGATTATACTGTCAACATTGGTTATAATGCTGTTACTAAAGCTTCATTTGGAGATGGATAGTTATCATTAAATACTAGTACTAATCTAGCTCCTATCAAAACTAATTCTACTACTCTATGTACCAACCTGAATGCAGATATGGTAGATGGATATCACAGTGAGCATTTTTCTTAGAATAAATCTAATAAATCGTTACAAACTAGTTCAAATGAAAATATATATTTTAAAATAATAGAATTGACTAGAAATGCTGCTACTACAGATAGTGTGTACATTAAATATGGTATTACAGTTAGAGCTGTTTCTGCTATTGATTATAGTAACACAACTTTGTACGGAGATATTGAAATATTTGGTTCGTTTTCTTCAACACTTGTTAATTATAAAGTTAGATGTAGTTCTGATTTTATTAATAAAGGTAGACTCAGAGCTTATGTTAATGGAGGTAATTTACAAATATGGTACGTTGGGTATATTTGGGAAAACGTAACTACGTATAAAAGAATAGAAAGGAATATTAATCACTTTACTGTAGACTATAATATAGAACTAGTATCGACACTTCCTAATAGAGATACTATTCCTATAGAAGGAACTCAACCAGAAGATTGGTATGGTGTATCATGGTCAGAAACATCATCTAATCCAGATTGTACTCGTATTGGTAATATGGATATGCATAGAACACTGCCTATATAGAATACGATGAAAGGATATATTTATTTCAAAGATGGAAATCCTTTATATAGGATGTTAAAGCTAAATGATAGTTGGACTAAATGTGAAAATTATTCTGCTGGAGGATGGAGAGATGTAGGTACTTTGTTAGAAGACAATAACGTAAACGTAATGATTAAAATACCTGAATTTTGGTGGATAGATGATTATATAGAATCTACTGAAACACATAATTTAAAAATATGTCCACATGCCAAACCAGGATGGCATCACCATAAAGAAGCTTATGTGTCTGCATATGAAGGTTATATTGATGGAGACTATTATAGATCTTCTAAAAATAAAATACCTAGTGTTAATTTCACAAGATCTACTGTAAGACCAAAAGCAAGAGCTAATGGTTTAGGAAATTCATGGAATATATATACATATAATGAACACAGAGCTATATGTCATTTGTTCTTAGTAGAATATGCTACCAGAAATAGTCAAAAAGCAGTTAATACTGCATTAACAGTTGAAGGATTTAGACAAGGTGGATTAGGTTCTGGTTGTACTGCAGGTACAGTAACTATCAACGGAGCTACAACTTACTCGTTTATTCCTACTGGAAGTTCTGATAGTTTAGGTAGTGGTTCTGGTGAAGTTACAGTAACTATACAATAGACAGATTCATCTGGCGCTAATACTACAACTACTACACGAAAGTGTAATAGATATAGAGGAATAGAGAATCCATTTGGTCATGTATGGAAGCATACTGATGATGTTATTAGTGTATATATTTCTGGTTATGGCGCTAGATTTTGGCATAAGTGTGATTCTCCAGATCATTTTGGTGATACAATATTGAATTCGTACTATAAAAATATAGCAGCAAATGCTGTAGTTACTGGATACAAAACAAAAATAGTAACCACGTCCACCTGTGATTTCTTTGCTTTGTCTTGCAACGATAATTCAGGAACAACATACTGGTGTGACTACAACTGGGATAATACGGACGGTTCATTACATTGTTTGTTAATCGGTGGTCGCTCTGGCAATGGCGGTGTGGCGGGTCTATTCTATCTTGCTTCCGATGTTAGTGTTGGTAATTCCGATGCTAATATCGGTTCTCGATTAACATATCTCCCGTGGGCGGAGTAATGACTTAATTATACAATACGGTGTAGTTAAGTAATACCCACAGGTTGCTTCTCTTGAATTAGAACGAGTACATTATTAGTTTTAAGTAAAAAAAGTAGTAACTCTGACAATAGCAGTAAAGCAGGTCTATTCAATCTTAATTCCAATAATAGTGTTAGTAATTCCAATGCTAATATCAGTTCAATGAAATTACATTTTCAGAAGATTATCAGGATATCATATAATGGCTAACTACTGAGAAGGACCTTACCACTTGGTAAAAAATATAAATAATTTATTAAGGGTTAGTAGCGAAATATCGAAAGCTCTTTGTAATTTCAGACTATGAAGAAATTTAAGAATTTATATTAGAAGATAACAGATTTAGATAATATAAAGCTAGCTCATCATAATGCTAGAAAGAATAAAACTCATAGAAACGATGTAAAGAAAGTAGATGCAGACATAGAAGGATTTTGTAAGTAGATACAGGATATGTTGGTTAATCATACTTATAAAACTTCTGAATATTTTACTTTTAAATTATATGAACCTAAAGAAAGAATAATATTTAAACTACCTTACTTTCCAGATCGTATAGTACATCACGCCATTATGAACATAATGGAACCTTTGTGGATTAATTAGATGATACCTTAGACTTATAGTTGTATTAAGAAAAGAGGAATTCACAAAGTTCTTAAGTAGATATAGCATGATCTAAAAGATAGAGAGAATACTAAATACTGTCTTAAAATAGATATTAGAAAGTTTTATCCTTCAGTAGATCATGATATATTAAAATAGATAATTAGAATAAAAGTATCAGATAGGGAACTATTATAGTTACTAGATGAGATAATAGATTCATCAGATGGAGTACCTATTGGTAATTACTTATCTTAGTTCTTTGCTAATCTGTATCTATCTTACTTTGATCATTGGGTTAAAGAAGATAAAAACATAAAGTACTATTATAGATATGCAGATGGTATAGTAATACTTTATAAAGATAAAGAGTCTTTGCAGACATTACTTAGAGATATAAAGTAGTATCTAAAAGATAATTTAAAACTATAGTTAAAGAATAACTATTAGGTATTCCCAGTAGAAAGTAGAAGTATAGATTTTGTTGGATATAAAATATATCACAACTTTACTTTAGTTAGAAAAGTATTAAAGAAAAAATACTGTAAGAAGAATGCTAAACTGAATAAAAGAAGTACTAACTATAAATATTATAGAAGAAAGATGGCTAGTTACATAGGATGGTTTAAACATGCTAACTGTTATTCTTTACTTACTAAAACTATTAAACATAAAGAGCTATTAGATCACCTGGATATACGTAAAGGAAATAGAACATACGCATAACGAGTACGTTATAGTTATATAATTGCAGAGACTTTAACATATGCTAGCAGTAATAAATATTGACTAGCATTTTTATTTCAGATAAAATTATTTTAAGTTGTGTTGAGTAGAAGTTTATATATAATGAATCTTGCAAGACGTATATTTGCTAATGGATATCAATCTATAGTAGGTTGGTTAACAGGTATAGCAACTATACTAGCACCAGCTGCACCATTAATAGGTGTATCATTTCTATTCATAATATTAGACTTAATCTATGGATATAAAGTATGTAGACAAGTAACTCACAAGAATTATTTTGAATCTGACAAGTTTTGGTCTACTATTGAGAAACTAGGATTTACAGCTATAATGATAGCTGGATTTACTTTATTAGATAAGTTTATATTTATGACATATGCTGATCTGGTGTTAGCTAAAGTTGCAGCAGGAGCAGTATGTTTTGCAGAAATAATATCATTATTAGAATCTAGGAAAGCATTAAAACCTAATTCATTAGTTACAAGACTCTTCACAAAGATTATAAAGTCGAAAGCAGAAAAATATTTAGATGTAGATATAACAGACATCTTAGAAGAACAAAATACTATTACAAATGATACCAATACTGATAAGTCTAGCAAAAAGATTAATAAGTAACATTATCGGTTGGTTTAAAAGAAATTACAAAGCAATGGCAGTGATTATCATTACGATTCTCGCTGCCATTTGTTTTTATTAGAATAACTAGCTAGATAAGAAGAATAAAGAAATAGATAGAGTAACTAATAACTATCTTTACTATGAATAGCTAGCAACATAGTAGAAGAATGATAATAGAGTGTTATAGCTTACTCTAGATGAATTTAAAGAAACCAAAGATAGCTTGATACAAGAAGTACAAGCTACAATGAAGAAATTAAAAATCAAAGAGAAGGAGTTGACTTAGGTACAAATATAGGAGTAGAAAGTAGTACATGATACTACAGTAGTAGTTAGATCAACTGACTTTAAAGTGGAAATCAAACCAAACAATTTGACATCAATCGTAATAAATAAAAGAGATACGCTCCTAACACATAGTATCGACATTCGCAATACACAATCACTATTTATTCATACTAAAAAAGAATATAAGCGTAATTATCGTAATTGGTTTTAGCGACTCCTTCACTTTGATTTTAAAAAACGAACTATTTATAAGTACCAAATTGATAACAGTAACAAGTTAATCAATGTAGAAAATACTAGAATAATAGATTTATCAAAATGAACTTTATAAGTCGAATAATTAAATCAATTAATGCAATGAGAGAAAGACTGAAAATAGAGCGTCATGAGGCTATGTATGGTCCACACTTCAATGAAGAATGTGCACTAAAAGCAGTCTCTAAGATGGAAAACGAAGATGGCTCTCGTGGAGAACATTGGAGTTTAGAAGAAACTACTTCAATCGCTAACCAGTACGGAATCAATCTGAAAGGTGAGAAATACAACAAGTATGATTGGTACGTTGCTCTCAATATGATACGTTCAGACTATTATCGTGCAGTTGTTACTATGACAAGCAGCGATCACATTAAATACTTTGTAGAACTAGCAAAAGCTTGGTTGAATGACAAAGATATAGAAGAAGGAAAGATGTGGTATTACTATTGCTATATTATGTGTGATAAATTGCGCAAAGAAGCTAAGACGATGTTAATGCTTGAAGACGATGAAGATGAAGAGCGTGAGTATCGTTATGCTCGTGGTGGTAGAGGACGTGGAAGAGGTAGAGGAGGAAGAATGACTCGCTACGGTTATGACTATGACGAAGACGATGAATATTTAGATCGTGAACGTGAAGAGGAAAGAATGCATAGATATGAACCTATGTATGAAAGAAGAATATCAAGATATTAATTTAATCAAAATTTATGAGAACTATGTACGAACCTGAAAAAATTTTAGTACAAAACGCTGGTATAGATCCAGGTGTAGCTGCACTTTTGCAGAATGCAAACAAAGGTAATATGGACCCTGCTGCTCTTATGGCTATGATGAACAACGGCGGTTTCGGTGGAAACGGCGGTTGGTGGTGGATTTGGATCATCCTAATCTTCTTCTGCTGGGGCGGTTTTGGAGGTAATGGTTTTGGTAGAGGTAGTGATGATGCTAGTCGTCTTGCTTCTCAGTTGAATACCGATACTAACACAAGTCTGTTAATGCAGGCTATTCAAGGTAACAAAGATGCTATCAGTTCTTTGTCTAATACTTTAAATTGTGATATTAATGCTGTACAGACAGCTTTGAATACTATTAATACTAGCGTAAGTCAGATTGCTTGTGATACTAAATTGGCTAGCTGTGAAGTAATTAATGCTATTACTTCTGGTAATGCTAACTTAGCTTCTCAATTGGCTAACTGCTGCTGCCAGACTCAACGTTCAATTGACTCTGTTAATTTGAACTTGACTCAAATGAATGCAGACAATAGACTGTCTATCTGTCAGCAAACTAATACTTTGTAGAATGCAATCACTAGTGGATTCAATAACTTACTAACAGATAATGCTAACAAATTTAATGTAATTGGCGCTAAGATAGATGCACAGACTCAGATGATCAATGATAAATTCTGTCAGCTGGAAATGCGTGAAATGCAGAATAAGATTGACACATTGCGAGATGAAAAACAAGGATACCAATTATCTGCTCTTACTCAGCAATAGACTCAAAACTTAGTTAATCAGTTGCGTCCTTGTCCAGTACCTGCTTATTTAACTTGTAACCCATTCGGATGTAACGGTGGATTCACTGGTTACGGATACGGATATAACGACGGTTGCGGTTGTGGTTGCTAATAAGAAAGGAGGTAATTATGTTTAATCCTTTCTTTAATCCTTATCGTGTAAGACGTATTGACCAAGGTGGTATACCTACATTAGATACTATATTCTCTAATGTAGATACTACTAACAATACTGTTACTTATGGAATATGTCCATTTCAATGGAAACAATTGCCATGCAGAGGTTTAATATTATTAAATATTAATCATACTGCTACTGGTGCAACAGAAGGATCATTAGTATCTGTAGCTACTTCTGTTAGTTCTAGTTAGGTATCATCTAATCCAACTAGTGTAAATACTAATAGTGGTAAAGCATTACTAAATGGATCTGGTGATTAGATGCCAACAGAAGAAATTTCAACTGGTAATAAATATCTAATATACTATGATAAACGTACTGGAGTATTTCAGACTATAAATCATATTGTAGCACCAGCTGCTTAATAAAAAACTTAGGGCTACTGTAAAAGGTAGTCCTACTAAAACCAATTCAATTATGTTATTTAGTCAATTAAAAATAGGAGATCACGTGCACGTATTGGAAGTTCTAGGAACGTTTAAAAAGACTACTGTTTATAGTCTTGGTTCTATTACTTAGGTTTCAAATCCTTATGATGAAGCTTTACCTCAAGGTTAGTTTCCAATACCAGGATAGAGCAGACGTAAACTAGTTGATGTGTTTATTAGCTGTAATGGAGAGTCTAAGAAACTATCAGTGCCAGCTGAGCGTTCGATTATTAATGATACTTCTATAGGACTTACTGTTGCTACTAACAAAGAAGAAATAGCTAATATGGTTAGATAGAACTATAATGAGTTCAAAGCTAAAAAAGAAGCTGCAAGTAAGTATGATGAAGAAATGGAGAAGTGTAAAGATATTTTAGATCAACTAGAAGCACAGGTAGAAGCTCCTACAGTAACTAATACTGTTGATAATAGTAAAGAAATAAATGATTTAAAGAATGATGTTGCTGATATTAGGAAGATGATCGAAGATACTAAGAAGATGTTTATGGGAGGATTCCCAAAACCACCAATGCCACCTATGCCTAATGTACCAGCTCCAATGAAATAAAAGATATTTAAGGTAGACTAAAAAGTCTACCTTTTTTATTATGTGTGCTTATAAGAACAGCTATTAAAAAAAAGAATCAATGTATTCCTTTTAGGTGTAATAAATACAAATATTATTATTTTGCGTTTATAAATTGAGTGTATAAGATAAATAGGAGTAGCTACCTATGAATGCTAGCTAACGGCTTCTTATACACTCTTTATTATAAGTTAGCATAAAGTTAGTAAATATGGAAGAGATTTGGAAAGATATACCTGGATATGAAAAATATTATATGGCTAGTACTCTTGGTAGAATTAAGAGTAAGGATAGAGTTATAAAAACTGTTTTAAAAGGTAAAGAAATAAAATACATAAAACGAGGAAGAATAATGACTCCGTGTTTAAATAGTGGTAAATATTTAGGTTTACCGATAAATACAGATAAATTAAAAAAGAACGAAAACGTACACAGATTAATTGCTATAACATTCTTACTTAATCCTAATAATCTACCTTGTGTAAACCACAAAGATGAGAACAAATTAAATAATTGTGTAGATAATTTAGAATGGTGTACTAAATCATATAATCATTCATATGGAACTTGCATTGAACGTACATCTGAAAAACAAAGACTTACTCATTCAAATTGCATAACAATCGTTGGGTATAAAGAAAATGAGATAATAGAATTTCATAGTATATCCTCGGCTAGTAGATATTTTAATGTAAGTCATGCAGCTATATCGAAAGCTATTCACAGAGGTAATAAATGTAAAGGGTATAATTGGAAATATAAAATATAACGATATGACATTAAACGAACTTTGTGACGATGTATTGTTAGAAGCACGTAATAACAACATAGGAGAATCTGAAAAACTTTCTAGATATTAGATAATGTTGTGGATAAAAACGTATCGAGCTTACTTATTAAAATAGAAGTTAGATAAGGGAGAACAATTAGACTAGATCTTCTATTAGACTATACGCATGCATTTGGATAAAATAGAAGAAGATCCAGGTCATGTAGAATACCAAGGAGATAAAGAACTACCTACTTTACTTGGTACTAAACTTACTACTTCAGTAATAACAGTAAAAGATGCCTATGGTAACATTATTCAATTAGGTTCTGAAACTAAAATGAAATTCTAGAGATATAGAAAGTATACCTGTAAAGATTATATTGCATATGTTAAAGGTAATAGAATATATGTAGAAGGTGATGCTAATCAACTAGAATATATTGATGTAGAAATAATTGCTGAAGATCCTACTGAAGACAAACTGTGTTATGATCCAGATAAGGATGAATATCCATTACCAGCTTATATGTGGGGTACAGTTAAGTAGTTAATCTTTACTAAGGATTTCTTAACTATGAGATAGCAAGTATCTGATACTACTAATGATAGTAAAGATGATACTTAGAATGTAATGAATTAGAATGTTAATAGAAGTATAAGACGATGAATGAATTGAATAAATCAGCATTTAAAACTGCTTCCTATACCATTCCATCGTTTTATAATTCTTATTTAGAAAGTATTGAACCAGATACTGTTTATGATATTGATTATACTACATATAGAAAAATAATAACAGAATATTTTCAATATCTGAGAGATTAGATAATAGAGGAAAGTAAAAGAGTAAAATTACCATATAGAATGGGTAGTTTACAAATAATCAAAAAGCAACCAAAACATTTAGATAGTAGAAGTCTTAGAATTGATTATTAGGCTACTAAAGAATATGGCAAGTTAATTTACTTACTAAACGAACATTCTAATGGATATAAGTATAGGCTATATTGGGATAAATAGGATTTACTAGTTAAAAACAAAAGTAAATACTAGATACAATTAAGTAGAGCCAATAAGAGAAATTTGGCTAGTATAATTAAAAATAAAGTTCACGATTACGAAGAAATATGATTTACAAAATGACAAGTAGTAAAGCCGTGATTGCTAAAGTAATTGCGGACTTAGGTTTAAATGAAACTGAAATACCTATTACAGACATCAAACAGTGGATAGGCGAAAGTTTAATGAATATAGGTTCTGTCAATCAATTAGATCATAAAGTAGAAGTAATACCTATTAATGGTTATTAGGCTAAGTTACCATGTGACTTAGAAAGATTAAATAGCGTAGCTTACTCTACATGTGACTGTGGTGGTTGGATACCTATGAAGAAGAGTACAGGTACATTCAGTGTTTATGACAGAAAAGATAACTGTGATTGTTGTAATATGATTATACACGATGATGTATTAATACCATTAGTAAAGAACCTTCACAATATTACTAAAGATAAAGACGCATTAGAAATACTTAATAAAGATACTAATACTAGATAGACGCTTAGCGCATTAATTAATAATTATACAGTTTGTAGTAAAAATGGTAGATTACAGCACACTAGTTTTAACGGTACTAATTTCAGTTATACGCCACAATATGATGTCAAACCAGGATATCTTATCACAAATGTTCCAGAAGGATATGCAAAAATCTCATATCATGCTATCTACACTGACGAGGATGGCATGCCTATGATACCTGATGTATAGTCTTACTTTGAAGCTTGTTTCTGGTACTGCGCATAGAAAATACTTTATATTAAATATATAAGAGGGGATGTACATAGATAGTTGTGGTTAGACGCTAAGAACTCTTATAACTTTTATAGAAAACAAGCTTATGCTGAATCATTAATGCCTAACCAGGATCAACTAACTAATATCAAGTATACATGGAATACATTAGTTCCAGAGATAGATGAAGAACGTACTTTCTTTAGTACTACTGGTGATAGACAAGAAATTTATAATTAGAATTATAATAGATTATGGAGATAAATAGCCAAGTAAATACATTTCAAGGAGGTATGAATATCGACAGTGATATTACTATGCTAGCTGATAACTAGTATAGATGGGCTGAGAATATTCGACTACTTACAGATAATGCTAGTACTACAGGTATTCTATAGAATATAGAAGATGTAAGATAGTACGAAGGTGGTATTGAAGCATCTGAAAATATACTTGGTACAGCAGTAACTAGGTGGTACAATTCTACTAAGAAGATAGTAGAAGAATGTGGTATAGTAGTTACTATGGAATTGTATGAAGGAACTTATATTAACAACGTATGGGCTATAACTGATTTCAACAGTATTAAACCTACTTGGACTTTGGTAGTATCTGCTGTTATGAACTTAGTTAACAAAGTAGCTATAGTTACTAATTATGAGTCAGATAAAGTAAGCAAGATATATATATCTGATGGTACTTCTTCTATAAAATGTATTAATATATCTGCTTAGTATAAAACAGATAAAACTAATCACATAGAAGATGATACTTACTTTGATCTACTACCTAGTTCTACTATTGCACCATTTAAGTTTATTGAATTAACATCTGGTAATTTACCAGCTGGTATGATACAATATTGTTATCAATTATTTAGTGTACATGGCGGAGAAACATCTACTTCTTCATTAAGTCCTATGATACCTATATCGTCTAGTAATTCAAATTCATCTAAAACATTTAAAGGTGATAGACAAGGTGAGAGTACAGATAAAGGTTGTATGTTACAAGCTACTTTGTTTAATGATGGTAGATTTGAAAAGATAAGAATCATTAGTATTCAGTATACTAGCAATACTCAGACTCCTAAGATATATGTAATTAATGAATTAGACTTACCTAAATCTGAAGATAATGTAATAACATTTAATTACAATGATGTTGGTAGTAGTTATGTTAACGAATTAAGTATAGAAGAATTTAACGATCTTGTCCCATTTGAATTTAATGCTAAAAGTATAGCAAAGATGGATAATAGATTGTTCGCTTCTAATGTGTAGGAATTAACTTGGGATGTAGATTATGATGCTAGAGCATATAGATGTAATAGTAATGGTATTATTAAATTAAACTCTAGTATAAGTAATCAAGATATTACTACTACTTTTCAAGAACTAACTAGTCCAGAAACAGATTTAGTTATACCAGAAGAACACGATTGTATAAACCCAATGAATAGTTCAATGGTATATCCTAATAATCCAACAGATGAATATGCATTTGGATATGATGATAATAGAATTATTAGAGGTGGTAGAGGTTTAAATATTAGTTACAGATTTATTATAACAGATTTAATAGAATCTGACAACACTCCAGTAGTAGATGATGAAGGTGATAAATTTGTACCATATAGTATGAGTTTGTCTTCATCTAAAAAATCTTATAATACTATTAAATTAGTATGCCCAGAAACAAAAGAACTAGTGCATACATTTAATAGTGATGGTAAATCTAGAATAAGAAACTATTGTGATCCTTACTATGTATCTAATTTTCTAAGTCATCAAAGAGATGAAGTATATAGATACGGTATAATATTATATAACAATAAGAATATACCTTCTCCTGTACATTGGATTGGAGATATTAGATTCCCTTCTGCTGATGTTGAAGGTTATGAACCTTTTACTTTTGGTGGTACTGTAGATGGATCTGGTAATTATGAGTTAGTATCTCATCCGCTAGGTATAATGTTTTATGTACAGAATCTTCCTACTGATGTAGTAGCTTATGAAATAGTAAGATGCGATAGAACGTTAGCAGATAGAACTGTAGTTACACAAGGATTATTAAATAAGACTATTAGATTTAATGGTTGGTATAACAACACTGAGGATTATAGAGCTGAATATTCTTTAGGTAGTATAGATAGAAGACCTACTATAATGCCTACTTTTGTAGATGGCTCTATTTCTCCATTTGCACAAGGTTATTACCATATATATGATAATAAAATGGTATAGCAAGAAAAACAGGCTATAAATCCATTGGATACTAATGGTATATTTGATTTTGTTAGTGCAGATATATGTTTCAATAAAGAAAAACCAGATTCTATTGTTGATAGTGGAATGAGCATTGTTCCGTTATACTGTGCTAATTCTGCTACATATTGCGATGATGCTAATTACAAACATTATAGATTAGGTATTCCTTTTACTAAAGTAATGGGACGTAATGATAATAATCAAACTGAAAATCCATTTGGTGGTGTAGTAGAAGGTTCTGACTATGATGGTGATATTCCAGCTGTTAAACTAGATGGTGGAGTATTTGACGGATTTGAGCAAAACGATAGTAGACTTAGCGGTGGTATATGTAAATATTATTAGTTCTTTGGAAAGAATTATGCTCATAAAGATAATTCAAATTTACGACAATCTTTTTCAATAAAAGATGTTACTAAACCAACCAATATATCTCCTTATCAAGAAGCATTTGAAGCTAAACAAATAGTAGACTATATTGATAGATTTGGATTTGTAAATTATAGTATTGGTTCTAATGAAGCTCTTGGTCCTCACGGAGTATGTTTGGCTATTAGTGCACCAGATGTATATTCTGGTAATTTTACAGGTATTCGTACTACTCCTCTATTAAGGAAATACAGATATAATGCTGTACTATTTGTTAATATAAAAAAGAATGCTACACAATATGGTGGTAATACTTTTATGAGTAGAAGTTATTCTATATACAACAGTACTAATACTTATGTTAAAACATCTTGGGAAGGATACGACAAAGCAATGTGCTTTGGTGGTGATACATATTTAGGAGTATTAGACTATACTCATACTATGTTATTTACCAGAAATGATCCTGATGATAGAAATGGCTTTAAGAGATATGTTGGAGCTTATATTCCGCTAGAATCTAGTATAAACTTATACTATAGAAATGATGAACATTATTCTCAAGACATAGTAGAATCATCTGGAGATGGTCAAACTGGTGAAGCTAATGTTTACTTCCTAACAGATCCAGGATAGATGAATACTTTGTATACTTAGAAAACTCCAATGTATGTATATAATGCTGCTTACTCTAATACTAGTGCTAGTAAGAATTATATACAGAAATCTATATATGCTGAGGATGATGTTAAAAGCATGAATAGAATCACTTGTTCAGAGTTAAAAACAAATAATGAACAAACAGATAGTTGGACTAAATTTAAATTTGCTAACTATTTAGATACAGATAGTACATATGGACCAGTTACTAATCTTAAAGTATTTAAAAACAAATTGTATTTCTTCTAGGATAGTGCTGTAGGTATAGCATCTGTTAACGATAGGTCTTTGATTACTGATAATAATGCTGGAGCTTTAACATTAGGTACTGGTGGTATTCTTACTAGATACGATTACTTAGTTACTTTAAATGGAGACAGTATTATTAATGATAAGAGTATTACTAATTCTGAAACCACTTTATATTGGTATGATTTAGATAAAAATGTTATATGCTCACTTAGCAATGACTTTAATGAGTTATCTAAAGTAAAACAAGTATAGACGTATTTAAATAGATTACCAGATAATGCTAGAAAGAATCCAGTATCATTCTATGATAAGAAATATAATGAAGTATGGTTTAGAATATATGACAGATGTTTAATATTTAATGAACAACTAAATGTGTTTACTTCTTTCTATACTCATAATCCAAATTGGTTTTTCCCATTCTCTACTAGATTGGTAACTATTAAAAACAATAATTGTTATTACTTACATAATATGTATGATGTTAATAGTACTACTAAAGAAGAGAAAATATCTTATGTTAGATTTGTAGTTAATAAAGATATAGCATATACTAAAGTATTCGATAATCAATGGTTCTCTGCTGAATTTGTAGACATTGGAGATGAAACTAATCCTACATTAATATCTGATATACACTTTAATACTAAGAATTAGGAAACAGAACCTATTGATTGGAAATAGATAGAGTAGAGAGAAGATACATTTAGATTCCCAATAAGTAGAGAGAAACAAAATAATCCAGGTTAGCAACAATAGACTAATATGTCTTATGCTGGAAGGATGAGAGGAAAATACTTAATCTGTAATTATACATTAGATTGTAACGATAACAGAGAATTTAAGCTTCCTTATGTTAAAACAACTTATAGATATTCAATGTTATAATATGAAAACTAAGAAATTAAAAAGAGTTCCTCAATATGCTTTCGGTGCTGATGCTATTTCAAACTGGGGTAATATGAGTGGAGTAGATAAAGCGAATGTAGTTACACAAGGAATTGGTGCTGTAGGTAGTATGATAGGTAATGCTACTAGTGGAAAGAAACCTACAGCAGCTGGTGTAATAGGTGGAATAGGATCTGGGGCTGCAATGGGGGCATCTATTGGTGGACCTTGGGGAGCAGTAATAGGTGGAGCTATTGGTGGTATTACTTCAAGTATTGGATCTGGAGGATCTGTTAATGAGCAGACAGGTGAATATGAGTTACCATCTGGTATTGCTGGTTTATTTGGTCATAGCAAAAGTTATATACGTAATAAAGCTGGTAGAATTAAAAACGGTATTCAGGCTAGACAGATGTCTGAACAAGTAGCAGCTGACTATTACTAGAATAATGGATACAACGAATTAAGTCTATCTAAAGGTGGTATTGTTCCATCTACTATGGCTTATTTAGATGATGGTGAAATGCTTAGAACTCCAGATGGAACAATAGGTTCTATACCAGAAGAAGGTAAGCCTACAGATTCTAATTTATTAAATGTACCTGTTGGAACTCAAGTATTAAGTGATAAAATCAAAGTTCCAGGAACAAATAAAACATTCGCAGAAATGGGAAAAAAATTAATGAAGAAAAGCAACAAGAAAGCTAATAACATATATGCTGAAAACAGTTAGATGTTAAATGAAAGAAATAATCAAATGGCTTATTAGGCATTGTTAGATTAGCAAGAAGCTTTAAAAAGTAAAAAAATAAATAAAAAGAAAAGCGATATACCAGCTTATGCAGATGGTGATGGTAATATTAGACCATATGGATATAATAAGAACATGTCTGACTTTAAATACTGGGATCCAAATAAAAATAATTATACACAAGATTATTTAAATTGGGTAAATAGTATTACAGATCAAGATGTAAAAGATATCTACAGTGGTAGATATGGAGATATGTCTACTTATTTAAGTAAGAATAAGGGTACTATACCTTCTGTAGAACAAGCTAGATCTCTAATGACTGATAGAAAGTATGGTGATTGGCATAAAATTGGTTAGGCATATGTAGACAGTAGATCTGCACAAAAAAATGGACCTAAGCAAATACCATCATCTGAAGTAGCTAGCAGATTAGGAATTCCTTGGAATATTAATGCTCCCATAGGCAATGTTGATAGTGCTAATTCTAGAAGTAGTAAATACTTTACTTATACTGGAAATCCTGGTAAACTTCCAGTAGGTACTCCATATACTACAGATGGAGAAGATTCATATATGCCTGGTAATAATAATTGGTTAGATTTAATAGATAATATAGCTGCATTAGCTGGACCTATTGGCAATATATTTTCAGGTAGTCCTGAAAGAGTTGATACCTATACTTACGATCCAATATATGGACCAACCGATTATAATATAGATCCTATACTTAGAGAAGCTACTTTAAGTGATAGAATAGCTAGATATAATATGTCTAATATAAATCCGAATACTGGAGCTAATATGGCATTTGGTTTATAGTCAGCTGTTAATAGAAATAAAGCTATAGCTAATGCATATGCTACTAAAAACAATGCTGAAAATCAAATGGCATTTAATAATGCACAAATAGCTAATCAATGGGGACAACAGTACGCTAATGCTAGACACTTAGCATCTATTGAACAAGCTCAAAATGATGCTGCTACTAGGAATATTCGTAGAAAAGGCTTTGGTGATTTATCTACAAGAATATAGTAGATAAGTAAAGATAAACGTTTAACTAAAAGAGACTCTGCTATGTTAGAAGCTATGTTACCTTATTTGGAATATGGTATGACATCAGATCAATTGACTAAATTATATAATAATTTGAAGAGATAATGGCAACAAATAGATTTGATAAACCAATAGAAAGTGAGTACATTAGTTAGTACACACCAATACCATTTGAACAGTTATATGCTATAGGAAAAGCAAATAATGAAAGAGTAGATAAAGCATATTAGGATCTAGGTAATTAGTTTACTAAGTGGTCAGAGTTTAGATCTCCATCAGCTGTAGATACTAAAAGATGGTATGATTTAACAGTTGGTGCTGGGCAAGATATAGTAAATAAATTAGCAACAAATCCTGATTTAATTAAGACTGCTGAAGGTAGATCTTTAATACAGTCTTTTATTAATACTAGACCTTATAATGAATTAAGCCAGCTATAGTAGAGTAGAGAAGGGTTGCTTTAGAGACAAAAAGTAAATCAACAGTTAATGCTAGCTGGTAAATATAATCCTTTGTGGCATGATGTTGATTTTACTAATTATAATACTTTAGACAATGGAGTATTTAATGATGTAGCTCCATTAGCATATAAGTCAGAAGTAGATTTAGTAAAACCGTATGTTGATAATTTAAAACCAGGTTTTATTAGACAAGATGGAGTTTATGATTGGAGAGGTGTTTCTTCTGAAAGAACTGACCAAGAAATAGCCAATAATATATCTGCCATATATAATACCCCTGAAGCGCAAAAACACATACAGACATTAGTATAGCAAGGATATACTCCTGAACAAGCTAATGCTTTGTTTGCAGATAGAATTTACAGAGCTGGTAGAGAATTTGCATATGAGGATAGAGAATTAAATCCTCTATCTAAGATATATGAAGAAGATAGATTAAAGAGAAAAAGAACAGAACAACCTACATAGAAACCTTTTAGATTGACTGAATCTATTGCAGTTACTGGAGGAGATACTTTTAAATTAGGGACGCAAGCCTATATAACTAATAAATATAGAGATCAAATAAATTCTTTAGTTGACTAGTACGATAAGGCAGCTAAATCTGGTGATCAGTTATCAGCTAATATATTTAAAACACAGTTGCGTAATATATACGATGAATCTAATAGCTATACTCCGAATAAATTGTTTAATGAAATATTTAAAGAATATTCTACAGATGGTAAATTGACAAATATAGAATTATCAAATGCAACTAATGATATTTTAAATAGATTTTCTGCTCCATCTCCTATAGCTGCTGTAAATGATTTATTATAGACTACTATACCGGGAGTTACTTCAGAAACAGTTGATACACCATTAGGTAAATATAGAGTAATACCTAATCCTAAACAGTTGGATTTAGCTACAGATGTTATATCTGAAATAGCTGGATACAAACATGTAGAATCTGGAAAGAATAAATTTAGAGATGCATTAAAGAATGGTAAACTTACTAATGTGATATTACAACAAGGCGGTAATATTCTTACTTTACCAGTAAATAAAAATGGACAAGTACAACCAAATTCTAGTCAGGTAATTACAGTTGCTATACCACAAAGTCAATTAGATGCGTTAGGTATAACTGATGCAGATATGGTAATATCTGGAGCTAAGAGAATTTATAATTTGCAAGGTAGAACTACTTTTAGTGGTGAGGTAAAGAGCGAAGACGAAGTAAGAAATTATAAAAGTGCTAGAAAATAGAATGATAAATACAACCCTGTTTCTTATACTAGTCAGTATAACATGGACGGTAAAGTATCTTATAGTAATCCATCTGAAGACGTATATTGGCAAATAGAATTATTAAACAAACTTCCAGATCCACAAGATAAATTAAACGCTGAATACTTGGACCAGCAAGCTTGGAAGTTATCAATGTCAGAACAATTTAGATCTGAACTATATCCAAGTACACAACAAGAAGCTTACGGCATTGGTTATTCTGCCGGAGAAGAAGAATAATAAAATTACATAAAAATGGCTAAAAAAAATAAATTTAATTTGAGTTCCCCCTCACTAGGACAATAGTTAGTGAGGGAAGCTATGACTCCGTATAGCGAAGGATTTGATATATCGCAATTACCATAGTCATACGGAATAAATGAATTTACTACAGAACAAGAAGTGCCAGTAGTAGAAGAGATTAAGAGCAAAGATAGATCTTTGGCAGAAGATATTGTGTGGAATACTGGAAAATTAATAACTAGTGTATTAGATAATGCTAATCCATTGTATCAGTATATCCAAAAAGAAAGACTTAGTGTTGGATTATCTAAATTACAGGATAATCTAATGGAAACAGAATCTAAATGGATACCACAAATACAAGAAGCTAAAAACTATTTAGAAGCTAAATTTATTGTAGACAATATCTCTAGTGATATACTTACTGATAAATAGAAAACAGCAGTACAAACAGTTAATCAGTTAGAACCTAATATAAAAGAATATGCTAAGTATAACCCATATTTAAGAGATTTGTTCTATGATACAGATCCAACAAATGTAAATGGTAGTATAACTATAAACTTAAAATCTCTTCTAAATGATTTTAAAAATGATAATATATTTAATGTAAATCCTCTAGATAATATAGCCACAGCATTAGAAGATAATGCATTAAATCAAGAAGAACAAGATTTTCTATGGAACAACAAATAGCAACAAATGTCTGATAAACAGAGATTAGATGCTATTTAGGAAGCGTTAGACAACGCTAATAATGAGTATGAAGACAAAACAGCCAAGATAGTAAAAAGACAAAATACATTAAAAAAAGGCAATTGGTTATACGATCCAGCATCTCTTACTAAGGAATTTGAATAGAGAGTAAATGAATCTGAGTTATCTATTACTGATCCTAAATCTTGGTTCTATAATTTAGGTCATATTGGTAGTTCTTTGTCTGAAATAGAAATGATGTTCTTACAAACAGGAACTTCAATATTGGCTAATAAAGCAGCTAGAAGTCTAGCTGTTAGAGGTGCTATAACTGCTGTTCCAGGTATTGGTCAAGCAGCTACAGCAATTGCTTTAGGAGAATCAGCTTTTAATCTTTGGTTAGCTAAATATTACAGGCAATCTGAAACAGCTAGTGAAGTGTTTGACAACTATCAGCAAAGAGTATTGCAAAGTGCTAACGATAATAAGACAGATGTAAATAGAGTATTAGAATCTTGGGAACCTAGATTAGGTGAGTTAGGTTATCCTGTAGATTAGATGGACGAAAATGAAAAACTACAAGCTGGTTTAGCTCAAGGTCTGACTACAGATCAAAAAGATTTTGAAGAAATCAGAAACGATGCTTTTGATGGCTTACAAATGATTAGAGATGTGAATGACGCTTTAAGTTATTCAGATTATTTACAAAGTATGCCGTTTTCCTATGGAGGTAAAATATTATGGAATTAGGCTAGTAAAGCATTAGCAAAAGCTAGAGGTATAGAAAGACCTTTAGATGAAATACCAAGTATAGTAGACCAGATTGGTTTGGGTAAAGCTATTGACAGAGGGGTTGAAAATATTCTGAACAAAGCGTCTAGACCTGGACAAAATATTACTAGGAAACATTTATTAGAAAACATTGGTAAATTCGCTAAAGCTAATGCTATTAATTTTGTATCTGAACGTAGTGAAGAAGGTGTTCAATCTGTAGTTGGTAGTAGATATCAAAGAGGAGAATACGACTATTTAAAAGACAAAGGAATAAATCCTATATCTGCTGCATACAACGCCGGTCTTCTTGGGTATGAAGCCAATCTTGCTTACTTTGGTTTATCAAATGATAATTATCTAAATACAGATGATGAATTAAAGAAGGCGATGGATATTGGTGGATTCATAGGTTTAGTAATGCCATTTGCTGGTAATGCAGTACAATTGAAAAATGCAGTAAGACAGTATGCTTCAGATAAAGAAGTACAAAAACTTATTGCTAAAGGATATAGTAATGCTGAACAGGATAACAAAATGGATGTCTTCCTCGATGCTTTACAAGCTGGTAAAGATATTAATTATGTTACAGATTATTTAGAGTCTGCTAAAAAATTGAAACAGCCTGGAGTAACAGATGAAATGATAGATGAAGACAAAAATCTAGCTACTAATCTGTGGGCTGAATATCGTAATAAATCTATTGATGAAAATTTAAAAGATTTAGGTATTAAGAGAGGCAGCTCTGAGCATAGAAAAATAGTTAAGAACTATCTACATATTAAAGATAGATTGAATGAGGCAGAGCAATCAACTAACGATGTAGCCAAAGAGTTAGAAAAGATAATAGAGCAAGGTAAAACTAATAAAGATGATGTATTCCTACAAAAAGCTAGAGAATCTTATGATGCATTTGTTGAAAGTAAAAGATAGTCTGATGAAGATTATCAATACAAAATGAACGCTACTCCAGAATATGCAGACGAAATAGAACAAGATTTTTTATCTACTTTACCTACTTTTGATGAATATTCAAATGCTGTATATGATATTACTTATCTAAAATTATAGAATCAAGCTATAACAGATTTGTATAAAGCTCTTACTAATAGAACTAAAACTTTACAACAGTTATCAGAGGATACTGGTTTAGATGTAGATCTCAGAAATATAAATAATATGAGAAACTACATTAAAAGAGAAAAAGAAAGAATAGAAAGAAACGTTCAACAAATAGTAAGTACATACGGTATACAAAATTTAGATTAGGCTCAAGATCCAGTAAATGCTGAATAGATAAAGAATTATGTAACAGCGTTTGTAATGAATAAAGCTGTAAGAGATAGATTGAGAGATCAAGCTACAGCTTATATTACTGGTAAACTTAAAGCAGAATCATATTAGGATATCAAAGGATATTTGTTCAAAGATTTATCTGAAGAGCAATAGGATAACATTATACAAGAATATATAGATAGAGCATTAAAAGAAGGTAAGCCTCAGCCTAGTAGAAAATCTATTATATCTAAGTATAATCAACAAGCTCAGATGAAGTATAATGATTTACTAGAATTGGCTGATCAGGAACGTGCGTCTAGAATTGTAGCCAATTCGTTATTTGCTGAACATCTAAGTAAATCAGTTAGATAGGAAAAAGTTGCTAGAAAAGAAAAAGAGGAAGCTGGTGAAGTACTACCAGAAGAGGGAGTAATAGAAAATCCAGCAGCTGCTATTGAAGATACTACTAAGAAACAAGAAAAAGTAGAAGTTAAACCAGAAACTCCAATACAAGAAGGAGTACAACAACAGCCTGTAGTACAAGAAACTAAAACAGAAACAGCAGAACCTGTAATACCAGAGTCTATGTCTACAGATGTAGATGAAATTCTTAGAGAAGAAGAGCAAGCTTTACTAAATCAAAAAGGTAGATAGTTAGAAATAGAACCTAGTAGCGAAGATGTTCTGGTGGAAGGTTCTATAGAAGAATAGATACAATAGCCAGAAAAAGAAGTACAGGATATTATAGCCAGAGAAGAAAAAGTTGATGTAACTGTAGACGATGTTAGTCACATAGAAGATAGCACACCTTCTCCACAAGAGCTAGAATAGGAAGATATACGTAACAGAACTTTATAGAATCCTGATGAAGTATCTGGTGTTAGTGAACAAACATCTGAAGAAGTACCAGAAATTGCTGTAGCTACAGATGCTCAAGAAGCAAACGAAGAACAGAATACTAATACAAAAGATAAAAGTAATCCAGTACCACCAACTCCAACTCAAGTAGAAGATAGCAAACCTGTTTAGGACGCTCCTACTATAACTATAGTTGATGGAGGTATATATGTAAATGATGGAACTACTTTTATATCTGATGAAGTATTGGCAGCAGAAGCTCAAATGCTAGAAGATACTTCTACTGAAGTATATGGAGAAACTGGCTACGCTAATATGAAACCTGAAACTGTTACTAATAACTCTGATGCATTGAGTAATAGAAAGGTATAGAAAGTAAAACATGTTTCTAACACGTTTTTCTTCCAACCAGATGCTGCATCTCCAATGAATATTACTGTGAATGGTAAACCTATTACTTTTACTAATAGTAAAGGAGAAGTAATACCTGTATTACCAGGAAAAGAATTATCTAAAAGACTTTTAAAGAACGGTTGGATAAATTCTGTAAATGCTTATTATATAGTAACTAACCATAGATACGGAGACACTTCTCCATATATGCAAGCTATTCACTTAGTATTAGAAGATACTGATGGAGTAATGATAGCTTCTCTAAGAACTCCAGATTATGTAGATAAAGAAATAGCATCTGGTAATTATAATTCTGAACAAGTTCAATAGTTACAAAAGCAGAAAGAAAAGTTAATAGAAATTAGGCAACAGATAGTAAATTCTTACCTTGGTAGTAATAAAACTATACCTACGACTATTATAAAGTCTGTTAAACCAGCTAAATTAAGAATAAGTAATGGAGAATTTAATAACCAAAAATCCCCAGAAGGAGCTCCTATAAGACGTAAACTTACAGAAGTTAATGACTTTGGATTAGAACAAAATAACGTAAGAAAGTTAGACCAACAAGTAAAGGAAATGCAAATTGGTTATGGTACTGGTTCTGTGGAAGACTTTGTTGCTGAGCCTTTTGTAATTCGCAAATTAGGGTCCAATGACGAATTAGCGGGTAATGGTGTTGGTAGATCTGGAGCATTATATATATTCCCAAAAGCAGAACAAACACCTAATGGTTCTATAGCTCCTATTCAATTATCTATACATAAATTAGATTATGATATTTATGGAGATGAAGTTGAATTGGGAAAAGACGGTAAAGTAAATTCTTTAGCTGAATTAGCATATAAGTTGTTAATCGGTAAAATAAAACTTGGTGGTGCTGAGCAAGATGTACTTAATATAATTGTTAATAATGGACCAAAGACTTTAATAAGTGAAGAAATAGGACAAAAATATCCATTCTTAATGGATAAAATGCTCTATTACCAGTCTGAAGAAGGTAACACACATGTACAATTTGCTGTAAGAAATTCTAACGGTAAACACATAAAAGTAGAATTTGATCCTAGCAGAGCTTCAGAATCTCAGCATAAATTAGCTATAAGAAAAATAGCTAAAGATCTGCATTGGAATACAGATAAGTATGCTTTATTAGAACCTATACCAGATAGTATTGTTAGACTAGCTACTTCTTATTTTAAACAGTATCCGAATGCTAAACAATTTAAGATAGCAGGTTTAGAGCAATTAGCTTTTACTAGAGAAGACTTAGGAATAGGTACTGATAAAGGGCCAGTATCTTTACTTACTTGGTTAATTAACACTGGTAAAATTGAGACAGATTTAGGTGATACTATATATAGAGCCCCTTTCATATATACAGATGGTGTAGCTGTACCACAAGTTACTGAAACAGAAATGGTTAATATAAGCAAACCATAGCCTGCATAGAAATAGGTAAAAGAAACTAGCGCTAAACAAGTAAAACCAGATAATAGGACTATTTCTACTAATGGTATAGAGTATGTTTCTACTGATGAGAATTGGTCTGAAGAATAGATTAAAGATTGGATGAAAGCTAATTCTCCTCAATACAAATATAAAACTGGTAAATGGCAAATAATTCGTAGAAATGGTAAATTGCAAGCTGCTCAGAGATTAGCGAAAAGAGGGTTAACTTCACAAGTAAAAGGTGAAGGTAAATTAAATGTAGATGAAGCTAGACAATGGCTACAAGATAAACTAGGCATTGACAAATCAGATGTTGTAACTTCAGAAGCAGTATTTAGAATGGCTAATGCTCCACAAGTATACGGTGCTTTAAAAGTATGTATGGATAGACTTAGTGGTGATACAGCAGCTAGAATATTCTTATCAGAACAATCTGGGCAAGGAGTAGAATTCCACGAAGGTTTCCATTATGTAAGTTAGTTATTAATAAACGATAAGCTTAGAGAACAAGTATATCAAGATTACGTAAAACAATATCCATATTTAAAGGATGCTTCTAAACAAGAAGTAGAAGAGGCTCTTGCTGAAGAATTCAGACAATATATGCTAAATGAAACTAAACCATCTATAGCATATAGAATTAAGAAATTATTTAATGCAATACTTAAAGTATTAGGTATTACTAGGAATGGAGATTTAGTAAGAACTTTATTTAATAAAATACGTAAAGGAGAGTTTTCAAAATATAAACCATCTAAGTCTGTACTAGAAGATTTTGAAAAAAGATTTGGCGGTACATTGTACTATTACGTTCCAGGAGTAGAGGATAAAGAATTAAAGAAAATAGCTTCTATAGCAGATGCTACTACTTTCTATGCTGTAGTAGATTCTTTGAATGCTACAGTAATGGATACATTTAATATTAGTAGTATAGAAGATTTACAGAGTCTACCTAAAAAGATTAATGATATATTCGATGATATTCTAACTACCAACTTAGAACTAGGAATGTATGATGAATCTCAAGAACAACTTATCAAAGATGTAATCAACAACAAAGAAGTATTCAAGAAGCAAATAGATGATTATTTAAGAAACTTTAGTATTATCAAAAAGAATACTGAAGAATCAGAAGAACAGGAAAGAGAAGAAAGAGAGCTCGGAGATAATCCAGATAATACTTGGGATAAAGAAAGTTATACCATAAGTAAAAAAGCTAACGTTGCTTTCAAAGCAAAATTATTCTTTTATTCTATACCTAAAACTAAATACGAATTTGATCCAAAAACGGGTAATAAATACTTAGTAGAAGAGGAAGATGACCTGTTGATGACTACTAGATCTGAAGATTTCAATGTTGTGTGGAATAAGATATTAGAGAATCTATGGAACGTTGAAAGTTATTTAGACTTAGTAGATAAATGTTATAATCTTGGTAAAGTAGATCCATTCTTTATGACTGTATATAATAAGTTAACTTCAAAAGATGATCCTATTGATGAGGTCACTTAGACTCAAATATTAAATACAGTTAAAAGTGCAAAAAATAGTTTAACTGCAATAATTGTAGAAAGAAAGCAGATACCTTTTGCACAGAGAGGATCTGATGAACAAATAGAATATGCTACACAAGAATATTCTAATAAATTAAAATGGAGACTTCAAAATTCTGATGTATATAGAAAGATAAGTAGATTACCAAAGAAGTGGTCTCAATCATTCTTCTTATCAGACTTGATTGATGTTAATAAAGATGGTACTAGAACTATAAATCAAGATAAGTTTCATTCTGCTGTGTGGAAACATAAAATATTGATAGATAATATATTAAAAAAGAAAGACAAAACTTTAGAAGATTATATTAAAGCAAGATCTAGCTTCATTGATATGTGTAATAATTTATCTATCAATATGGATGATTTAGCATTAGATTATTTACTTTCTAATGGAACTGGTCAACCAAGTATGCAATCGTTTGAAAACTTCTGGAGATCAACTAATGCTAGTACTTCTTTAACTAAAAGCGTATTAAATAATATTAATATAGCTGCAATTAGAGGAACAAGTAGTATAAAATCTAGAAGTGGCGAAACAGCTAGAACATTTGATAGAATATTTACTAGTAGAAAACCAGACGCTTAGATAAATTTGATGGCTATAGCATGGGGTAGAACACATCCATCGCCAGAAGAATTTAGTGTTACTGGAGCGGATGGTAATTTAGTATATCCTATTACAGAAAATAATTATATGTCAGACCAAATACGATGGTTAAAATATAATTTAAATGGCAAAAGGGAATTACTAGAAAAAAATCCATATTCATCTAATTCTTTATTATTACAATCTATAAATAATAATAGTGATATTATTAAATTGCACACTTATCTTAATCTAGAAGAGAATTTATAGAATACTAATTGTGACTATTTTGGTATATCTCCTATAGAAGATTACTTGTCTAAAATGACATTTGGATTTAGCAATCATTTGTTTTGTCCTACTATGTCTGATAAAAAAACATGGCATACAATAAGTGGAGTACAAATGGTTAAAGACTTTTTGCCATCAACTGTTATTACTGACTATGAATATAATGAAAATGGAGATATAACTAGAGTAATATTTCAAGATCAAAAAAGAAGATTCTCAGATAGAACTCTAAATATATTTAAAGGGTATTTAAGGGATGAATATAACGCTATATAGAAATATTTTGCTACTAAGCAAAGCGTTATAGATAATCCTAATTTAGCTGTTGGCAATTATTATGGCAGTAAAAAAGGTAAATATTCTGATGGAAATGGTGGAAGATTTAGATATTTTAATAAGATAACTATTAACGGTGATACTTATAATCTGAATGAAATTTTAGCTAAAGCTGAATATTCTAATGATTCACAGTCTATACAAGATATTCTGAGTGTAATTAAATAGGCATTAGATAATGATACAGTAATCAAAGAAGCTATCAATGATTTGTTAGTAGATTATGTAAATAACGAAATATCAAAAGCTATAGAACTAGGTGTGATAGGTGAAGACTTAAGTAATAAATATACACCTATAAACTTTGTAGAAGAATTTGAAAAGATAAGTTCTAAAACTGATAGCAGAGATAAGGGAACAGATGTGATATATTCTATTATAGCTTCACATGCTATTAATAGTGCCATTTCTACTATAGAAATAGAGAAGTGTTTTACTGGAGATCCTGCATTATATAAATGGCAAAAAGAACTTATGATATATAAGCCTAATGATGATTCATTTGTACCTGTTATATCAGATGAAAGAACATTAGAAGCTTGGATAGATAAACATGACCCAGATGGAGATAAATCAAGTTATTCTGCTTATTATATGATAACTGGTAGAGATGTAGATAAAATTAAACGTCTATCTTCAGTATTGTCTACTGGAACAAACTTGAGAACTAAATGGGGAGATACTAAGGATTAGGAAGATAGAAGTGATTCTAAATTCCAAGTATTATAGTTATCAGACAATGAAATAGGATCTACAGTATATGATACATTATATAGTATGTTTAGAAAATCCTTAATAAAGGATATGTTCCAAAAAGAGTTTGGTGTTACTGATTAGCAAGCATTAAATGCTGTTAAGGATGATCACGCTATAGAAAGTACATTAGGTAGATTACGTAAAAAGAATCCAGATGCTATTAAGTTTATTGAACAACAAGCTAAAAATAGCGCTAAACCATATGCAGATGGAGAAATTAATCAAGCTGATGCGGCTGTTTATATCAGACCAGAATTCTATAAGAGATTGATGAAGTCTTTGGGAGAATGGAGTCCTGAAATTGAAGAAGCTTATAACATTATGGAGTCTGATGATAGCTGGTTGAGTGATACTGAGAAGTATCAAAAAGCAATTAAAGCTATCACACAACCTCTTAAAATGGTTTACTTTGGTGATCACTTTGATTAGACTCTTGGTATGAATGTAAATACGTTCGATAAGATGGCTTTATTCCCGCTATTTAAGACTTTTGCTAAAGCTGATAATAAATATTTATATGATCGTATGAATGATGCTAGTAAAGGTTATATAGATATGGTAGCATTTGAATCAGCTATTAAAGTTGGTGGTAGAAAGAAGTTATCATTCTATAAAGATGGTAAAGTAAACTTATCTGAATTAACATCTAATAGTGATGTGGATGGTGTTTCTGGTAAAGGATTAGCAACATATACTTAGGATCTAACTCAAATTAGATTGTAGCTAAATACTGATCCACACGAACACCTTGAAAGATCATTTGGTACACAAGCTATTAAAATTGGTTTTGCTAATGTAGTAGATACTCGTACTTATGGAGAAAATAAAGGATTAGCTGTAAAAGGTTCTGAAATTAAGAAGAATATTATGGATGCTATTAATTCACTCTCCAGAATAGGTTAGAACAAAATAAAAAAAGAGTTCTTTACTAATGGCAAAGTAGATAATCGCAAAATAGTAAATTATCTTCAGAGATAGGCTACAAATTCAGGTATGTCTGCTGAAATAATTGCCAATTTAACTGTTGATGAAAATGGAAACATTGTAGTACCAATTGAAGCTCAAAGTATTAGAGATTGGATTCAAACTAAGATAACTTCTTTTGTTAATAAAGCAGTAGTGGATGTAAATACTCCCGGTGGTTCTGCTATTCAGATGTCTTCATTTGCATATGAAGCTGTTAGTAGAAGTGTAGAAACTGATGCAGAATTAGGTTCAGCTTTTAATCAAGGAAAGAAATTAAAATTCTTAGCTAAAGAAGGTCATATGCAAGTTATACTTAGTGAAAACTTCTTTAGAGATATATTACCAGAAGAACTTAAAAATGCAAGTTTTTATAGTAAACGCAAATGGTTAATTGATAATGGTATAATAGGTAGTAGAATGGTAGATGGTGTAGAAGTAGAATCTAAACCTTATGGTATAGGATATCGTATTCCTACACAGGGTTTGTCTTCTATGTTCTCATTCCAAGTAGCTGATGTTATGCCAACTACTATTGGTGATACAATTATAGTTCCTGAAGAATTTACAGCTATGACTGGTTCTGACTTCGACGTTGATAAACTTTATCTAGCTACATATACATATAAAGATGGTAAAAGAGTAAGTTCAGACGAAAAATCAGAACAAGGTTATGTTAATAAGTTGTTAGATAATTATTCTTTAGTATTAACTGATTTTACTAACATAGCTGAAACTAGAGCTTCTATTGATACGTTGACAAAGATTCTTCAAAAATAGATTTTACCTATTGTTCAACCAAAGAGTACTGTAGAAGTAGATCCCATGTATGAGTTAGCACCATCGTTCTAGCTTTCTAGAAAAACAGAATACACTGGTGGTAAAGCTGGTATTGCACCTTTTGCTCTTAACTCCACTAATCACGCATTAACTCAATTTACTCACTTATGTATTAATTATTCTAATGCTAACAGATACGGCTTAGGTCAGTTAGATTAGGTATATGGGGAAGATAATCAACGTATTATGGACTGGTTATCAGCATTAATTAATGCTCATGTGGACGTTGCTAAAGACCCATATATTATGGCTTTGAATGTAAATTCTATTACTTATAATATGACTTCTTTGCTTATTAGAGGTGGCAAAGGTGAAAATACTTTTTATTTCTTAGCACAACCTGCATTACGCAGATTTACTAAAGAAATGTTAGAAAGTAAAGGTATAATAGGAGCAGAAAAGGGGATAACAGAAAGGAACAAACTTAAATCTATAGCTAAAGAATATATGACTTCTTTAAGAGAAGCTATTATAGTATTAGATAATGATGATTCTAATAAAGCTAAATATGCATAGTATTATAATGGTTTAGCTAGTGAATACTCACTTCCACTTATAGAAGGTTATGATTCAGTTGAAGTAAATTACAATGATGTATTTGATAAAAAAATAGCATCAGAGGCGTTAAGGAAACCAAAAGAAGTTAATGGATTGTATCAACAAGTTATATCTATTAGAGCTTATCAAGATTTATCTTCAGATACAGAAGTTTTATCTAATTTAGTTCAATTATCACAAATTGATACTAAGAAGTTTGGTAACACTTTACCGTTACAATTAAACTTCAAACGTAGATTAAACAGATATATAGATAATTATCAAAGTAGATTCTATATAAACGGATCTGATAACATAGAAAGACCTATAAATTATTATTTATCATCCACTTTCCTTAAATAGAAACTAGATGCTGGTATAAACACTCCTAGAATATTGTTGAGTGGTCAAGTAATAGAGGCTACTAAAGGTTATAAAACCATATTTAATGCTGCGTGTGACTTCTTTTTAGGTAATTCTTCAGATAAAAATACTGTAACAGAATTGTCAAAAATACTAACTACTTCACTAAGAACTAAAGCTGTAATAAATGCTGTTGAAGACTTTAATATTAGTGATAAGAAATTCCTCAATATGTTAAGAGGACCTAAAAGTATGGCAAAACAGTTAACTTAGATTAAAAATGATTTAAGAAAGCGTAATGATTTACCAGCGATTGCGTTCAATGGTAATATTAAGAATGAGTTACTTAACTATCTACAAGAATATGCATCTGATGGTACTAACTAGAAATATGATAGAATAGTAACAGCAGATAACGCTTTAACTAATACTGCTACTTATGAAAACAGATTATTGTCAGCATATCAAGATCTACTAGACTGTGAAGATGAAGGTATAAGAAAGTTTGCTAATAGATTGGGTGTATATGCTTACTTAACTAGTTTCGATAATAGAAGTACTGATTCATTCTTCGATGTAATAACTACTGCTTGGAAGAAACAAAAAGGTTATTCAGATGCAATTAAAGCTGCTATAGAAATACTTAATAATGATAAATTAGTAGGTATGGATTATTTTGGTTTTAATTCTGAAAACATGCAGAATAATAACTTTACAGAGTTATTTACAGAAATAGCTAGAAATGCTTATAGAAACGATAAGATAGTTAAACCATATCAATTAAGTAATTACGATAATAAATATGGTACATTAGTTCAAATAAAGCCTGATTCTAAGCCAATGCCAGCAGTATTGAGTAGTTGGAGAGCTAATCAACCATTTATTAAGATTCAACTTAATCCTAATGATATTAATAGTTACATATTATATCAAAAGGTAGCTACAATACACCAAGTAGACAAAAATGGTGATCCAGTAAAAAATACTAAACAATCTGTATATAAAATTATACCTGCACTTGGTACAAAAGATGATAGAAAAGTTTACTATGAATATCAAAAACAATCTGGGGAACAATCTGCATTTGAAGAAAACGCTTTACCTAAAGAAGCTATTTGGAACAATGGACAAATAGAACAATTAGTCTAGAAATTTTTTGAACCTATGGCAAATAAAAATCATACCACTTTAGTGTATGAATCTTCAGATGCTATAGTAATTAATACTGTAGAAAAACAAGAAACAGTTAGCTTTGAAGAACCAGAAATTACAACAGTAGGTTCAGATTTAGAAGCATCTAATGAAATACATAATACAGAAGATACTTAGTCTTCTACTACTTATGGAGAAGTAGACGAACAAATTTCTACAATAACGGTAGGACAAGATGATTCTGTTACGTTATCAGATATGCAAGTAGATATGGAAGATGGAACTTAGACTATAATAAGTGACGATGTATTGAATTTTACAGAAATAACTGATGATGTGTTTGGAGAAAGTCCATACTTTGATTCTATATTAAATGCTGGTATTACTCAGTATGAATAGGTACAAGATATAATTACAGATATGAATACTGGAACTGATACTGTTCAAGATATGAAATTTAACGATGAAGCTTATAAAAACTGTAAAGGTAAATAATTATGATTATATGTCCAAATTTTAGTGATAAGAATGTCCTAAAAGAATTTAATGAATTAAAAGAATTGGTAGGCGAAATTGGCGCCTACCATATCTGGAACGAAAACAATGGTAATCCTATTGATTAGACAAAAGATGGTAAGCCATCTAAGCTATTTTCAGACTTACTGTAGTATTATAATGGAGACAGAGCTGCTGCTATAAAAGGAAAAGCTAAAACCTTTACAGAAACGTTTAGTATGTGGTTTGAAGGATCTACAGCTATAGATGAAAACGGTGAACCTATTATTACAGAATTTGATGGAGATAGAGTGTTTGTTTCTGATCCAGAATATGATTCTACTAAAGAATTAACAGGATTAGATACATCTAAAATTAAATCTGTTGATAATACTGGTTCTTTTTCCGCTTCTGATAGTAGAACAAAGGGATCAGAGCTAGATGAATCATTGTAGTATTACTTAACTAATAGTCTAGATGAAAGGTATCAACAAGATGTACAAGAATATATAGAAGCATACAGATAGTATTTTGATAAATATGATTATGCTACTAAAGAAAATCTTGAAAAAGAATTAGAAAGAGTAATACAAAAAATACACGATGGTCTTAAAGCTAGATTATATACTCTGAATAAAAAAGACACCAATGTTACAGATGAATTTAAAGCAGCTTTAACATTACAAATATCTGAATTAGAAAATAGGACAGTAGATAGAATTTAGAATATAACTAACTTTATATATAGTACTAAATATGATATATTATCTACCATAAGACAAATCAGAGATGTGGTAAATGGAGTGTAGGATAAAATGACACTAAAGTAGTTGTTGGATTTAAAACAAGATTTCTTTAATTTTTATTGTCCAATGCTAGATGAATGTGTTAATACTTTATCTGCTACAGAAGAATATAAATATATAGTTGGAGAAAATCTATATAGAAATTTATTAAAGGAAGCAAAAAGAATGCAGACTATCCTAAATGTAGGAGCTAACAATGTTAATAACATGATTACTAAGTAGTCTGCTGAAGAAATTAGAAGAATTGGTATATCTGTTAATAGTCCAACTATAGAAAATTATATATAGGAACATCAAGAAACAGTAGGTAAAGACATATTAGCTATTACTGCTTGGGTAGGAGCTGGAGATAAAATTAATGACGAAGCCATTAGAGCTTTATTTCATATAACTCAAAATGCAGAATTTGAAGTTAATAGAGCTACTTACGAAAAGTATAATAAACTAACAGAACTGTTAAAAAAAGCTGGTACTTTTAATCAAAAAAAATTAGTAGAGCTTGATGAAAATGGTTTACCTACTGGATATCTAGTCAGAAAAAGAAACTATGGTAGATTTAATAATGACTATAAACAATTCTTAAAGTAGCTCAGAAGTGATTTAGGCATGTTAGATGTAGATGATTTACGTTCTGTAAATCCCACTATACGTACAGAGTATAATAAAAGAAAAAACAAATGGTTATCGGAACATTGTGAAAGAAAATATACTCCCGAATACTATGAACTATTTAACAATCTATCGCCTTTAGCCGCTGATGCTAGAGAATTAGTACAAATCAAAATACACAAACTACTAGATACTGTAAAAGACGCTAATGGATTCTATGACACAAGTAAGTTGTCAGAAGAAAATCAAAGTAAACTAAAGGATTTATATTTAGAAAAAAAATAGTTAGCTAGTATATACGGTATAGATGGAAAATTAAAGCAAGGTGAAGAATATGAAATAGCTGTAGAACTAGCTGCATTAAATGATAAGTTGTCTAAAGGTATGGTTTTAAAATCAAATAAAGCATTATTTGATAAAATTAAGGCTGAAAAAAAAGCGAGTTTATCTGAAGCTCAGTATCAAAGATGGTTATAGTATAATTCTAGAGATGAGTATACTTAGGAATTTTACGATGATCTTTCTAAAGTAGAAAGATCTGAAATAAATAATGAATCAGATAAAAAGCTATATGAATAGTTACAAGAAAGAAAAAGAGCCATACTTAAACAATTTAGAGATGATAAGACACACGAAATTGAAAAATTAATACCAGGAGTTGCTCAGGCTGAATTAGATAAAATAGATGTAGATTTATATAAGATAAGAAAAAGAAACGGTAAAAAGAAAACTACTGGATTAAAATTCAATGATATAGCTAAAGTAATACCATCTAAATTATTTTATAAACTTAGAGCTGATGCCATTGCTAATGGAACTTTAGCAGAATTTGAAATGACACATTGTAATAGAGATAGTCAAGGTAATATATATCCTAAATCTTATCTTACAACAGTTGTTCCAGTGAAAGAAAAATATATACTTAAAGAACAGCCATCTATTTACTTTTCAGAGGTAGATTAGAATTCTCCATTTGTTAATAAGAACTACAAACCAGAAGTTGAAGACTAGGGAGAATACTATTTGCCTAAATTAGAACTATATGATAATTCAGAAGCATTTAATAAAGTATCTTCAAATGAAGATTTACATGAATTATACAAAGAATGTGTGAATACTCTTAAAGAATCAAATAGCAAACTTACTAATCTTACTAATTTAAGTTCATATAGATTGCCACAAATATCAGGTTCTATGTGGAGATATGTTAGAGCTAGAGGTTTTGAAGGTTTTAAAGAATATTGGAAAGATAAAGTATCTACTAGAAATGACGATACTGGTTTAAACGATGAAACAGTAGATACTGGCACAGATAAATTATATTTTGTTCCACAGAATTATGTTAAAAGTCTGGATGATCCTTCTACTATTACAGCTAATACTGTTGGCTCTATAGTAGAGTATTTTAAAATGGCTGAAAACTTTAGAATAAAAAGTGAACTCAAACCTAAAACCGAAGCTATCTTACAATTTATAGGCCATCGAGACGTTAAAAGTAAGTACAGAGGGAGAAGTAAAAAAGGATAGGAATCTAATCTATATAAGTTTGCTAAAAGCTTTGTAGAAATGAATATATATGATATTAAAACTAAGTCGTTTACATGGGATCTTAAAGAAAGAGATTTTTCTGTATTAGGCTTTAAAGGTCACATAAAACCTAGGAAAGTTAATTTTACTAAATTAATATTAGGTTTAAAAGCATTAGGAACTACCGTTAATCTTGGTTTAAACTTTATATGCGCTACTACTGGATTTTTTACAGCAGTCTATAATGATATAATCAATTCGCTTTCTGGTAGGTATTATAGTTTTGGAGATAGTATTAATGGTGCTAAAGCTTTGATTGTAGACTTATTTAAAAATAATTTCAGTTTACTTAGTGATTATCACAATAGTACATAGATGAAACTAATGGAATATTTTCAAGTAGGTGCTGAAATAAAAACAGATAGACTTAATCTATCTACTTTTCAAAAACAAATAGCTAGAAATTGGGCTTTTGGTATATACTCATTGAGCGATTATCTTGTAAAAGGTCATATTCTAAATTCTGTTATGTACAACTATAGATACGTAAATGGAGAGTTTCTTAGTAGCGAAGAATTTAAACGTAAATATAGTAACGACGAAGTAATGTTAAATCAATGGAACACATTTAGATCCTCTAGAGATTTAGTAGAGTATAAAAATGGAAATATCGTAACCAAAGACCCTGCTTATCAAAAAGCCTGGGATGCTAAAAAAGAAACTATTGGTAATACTGCTAGAAATTTAGCTCAATCTGCTGATGGTTAGCTTACTCCACTATAGAAAACTATGTTAAGTAGTAATATTATAGGAAGTTTAGTAATGATGCACAGACAATTTATGCCTATTATACTTCAAGAAAGATGGGTATAGAATAGACAATGGGATTATAGTTCTCAAAGATATAAAGAGGCTTTGTTTAGAGTTCCTTTTAGTATTATTTCTGCAATAAGAAGAGATACTAGGAATATTAGTTTATGGTAGAAGTATATGTAGAATTCTACATACGATTAGCGTAGAGTAATAAGACAATTATCTTTAGAATTAATAGGTGTACATATATTGCATTTCTTCTTAATGCCAATAGCAAAGGCTTGGGCAGATGATGATAAAGATAATATATTAAAACAATTATTAGCTTTTGCTTTAGTAAGAACAGATTTTGAAACTATGATGTCTTCTACTCCTTGGGCAATCCAAGACGCTATCTCAACTATCAAAACTCCATTCCCTATTTATAGTTATTATGATAACTTTTCTGGATTAATTTCTACTATACCAGCATGGGTACATAATCTGATTAATAATGAAGATGAAAAAATAGATAGAGGCGCTTATAAAGGTTTTTCTCCTACTTTTAAATTTGGAATGAAAATAACTCCGTTTAAAAATATATGGGAATTATAGGATATACCTTCTAAAAGAAGATATTACGAAACTCAAATTGCAAATAGAGATTCTGATTAATGAAAAAGGCTGGATTATTTCCAGCCTTTTATTTTTAACAAGTACAAGTATAATCAGAGCAAAAGTCATTTGACTTAAGCAAATCATCAAATTGATCTAAGTAGTCTTTCCAAATAACAACTAAATCTTTTACATCTAAATAACTATCAGTAAATCTACCTTTTTTACAGAATTCTAATTCTTGTATTTTATCTTTACTAACTTTAAATGAAAAGACAATATAAGATTGTTTATTTATAGTATAAGGAAACCAGTTATAATACGTTTTATTACAACTGATTTCCTCTATTTTTTTAGATAGTTCATAATGACTACTAAACTTATAAACTAAATATAATTTTCCTTCAGAATTGTCTCCTTTTAAATTTGTATACATATTTACAAATGCTGGACAATCAAAGTAAGATATCTTTGCTTCTATAAAATCACTTAAAAATATTAAGCATTTATTATAGTTTTTCAACACCATCACCTTCGTAGTATTCTACTGAGTGATCCCATTGATCTGTACTGATATGATATGAAATTTTCTGTAAAGAATTGTTAATTAAATCAACTTTCTCACTGAGTATTTTATCATTTTTCATGTTAAACACTCTAATTTGATTTTCAGAATCTTTACCTATAGCAATAATATATGCTTCAAAATCATATTCTTCAGAATTAAGATTTAATACCTCTTGCATATACCATTGAATTGCTAATCCATAATAAGCAATTTGTCTGTAATAATCATATTCTTCTACAGAATGTGCAAAATCATAGACATTTACAGTTGTTTTTAAGTCAATTAGAATTATCTTCTTATTAACATGATCAAAACATACTCTATCTAGTAAAGATTTACATTTAATATTATTGATTCTATTAACTTGCCAGTTAATATGAAATTCATTATGAGTTTCAAAAGTAGATGGTAAATTAAAAAGCAATTCATTTGCTTTCTTGTGATTCTGAATATTTTCCTTAATCTTCTTAAGCATTTGTAAATCAGCAAAGCTAATTATCTTCTTATTATCATCTTTCTTACTCAAGTATTCTAAGTAATCTTGATAAATCATAATAAGACCTTCAGCTTCTTCAATACATTTCTCATCAGATTTCTTATTACTATAAGCTTTTTTATAAGCAGATAGTTTAAGCTTATCTTGAGATTCCAATGGATTTACTTGCATAAGTCTATGATACTCATCTAATAAATCCTTTTGCTGTTTTACTTTAGGTGTTGCAAAATCAAGAATAATATAATCTTTCCAGAATTCATCTGGTTGAAGTAAATATTCATGAATCATAGTTCCTTTTTCAAGAAAAGAAAAGTTCATTCCCTCTTCTTTTCCATCAAGCATATCACGAAAATACCTAGGACCTCTTTTAATAAACCATCCTATTGCAGAATTACTTACTCTGCTATTATCTTCGTAATAAGGAATACTAATATCCATCTTATTCTTTAACATACTCTATAATTACTTTTTCTTCTATAGCTTGTATTTCTATAGTATTATCAATAACATTATTGAACATTGCTTCAATTGCAATACGTTCATTATCTGTAACAATTCCTTCTACTTTCATACTTAATCCTCCATATCGCTAATTACAGCTGACTCAGGAACTTCTGCTGAAGTATCCCAAACTAATTCATCTTCTTTATCTTGTTGTAGTTCAACTTCTTTAAATGTCTTAAGCCAATCTGCTACATTATTATTGTATGCTTGACTAATAAGTTTATCTAAGAATGCTTGTTCTACTTGTTTCTTTTCTTTTTCTGTCATAATATCTAACACTACAAATTCATAATTCTTTTTAAAACTATAACAACTATTCAATCTAGAACAATTGTATCTTCCAGAATTTACGTCACTAGATCCATCATGCCAATGCCCATATAAATGATACTTACTCTTTCCAAAGGAGAAAACATCTAGAGCTTCATTACAAAATGGATTATCATGTGTTAGTAGTATATCACATTGTGGTATATCTTCGTAAGTATCAAATCTACTAAATGCCCATCTGTCCTCTTGAAATTCAATTGGTTTAATCCAAGGAGATCCGTAGAATTTAATACCTTCATATATATACATTTCATCTATAAGAAATACTAATTTGCCTTTAGATAAAACTTGCATATAATCTTTAAAAGAATTCCATTCATTTAATTTATACTTATATTCTAAGTAAAAATCATGATTACCTGGTATGACAACTACCTTCTTACAAGGTAATTTATCTATCCATTTTATGAATTTTGTTTCCCACCAATGTTTAGATGCTTCAATATTTCTTTGAGCATTTAATGTTACTATATCACCACATATACATAGTACATCACACTCAGGTATATTCTCAATGAGATTACCATGTATATCACTTATACCGCATATTTTCATGTTTATATAAATTAAAAGGCTAGAATATATCTAGCCTTATTTGTTCTCACGCTGCATTACAACATTCACAATCGTCATATACATCATTACATTCGTCATAGTCATCACATTCATCATCGTATTCTACAGTATCACTAACTTTAGTTGGTATGTTTTCAGTAGAGATATTCATAATGTTTATAATTTCCTGAAGGCTAATGTCTTCATCTTCTAGCATTTTGACTTCACTCATGAAAGAAACAATGTTATCCATAGAAAGCAGTTTAATATTTTCTTTACAGAATTTTACCACTTCTTCTTTGTTCTTAATACCAAAATCATCAGCTAACATCGGTAAGAATGCAGCATTTTCATCAGGAGAATATCGACGTAAATAACGAATACGTGAACAGCGATCTTGCATATACTGACTAACTTTGCTTAAATCATTGCAAGTCATAATTACTAGTTTCTGTACAGTCTTTTCAACTCCATCTAAGAAATCTAGCATATACTCAGTTTTGAAGTTCTTTTCAACTTCGTCAAACAAAACACATACTGGAGTAGTAAAGGACTTAAAAAACTTAATAAGTTTACCTTCTGGATAATCAGGATTAACCACAATAATAGGTAAACCTGATTCTTTAGCTAATATTTTTGCCATTACAGTCTTCAATTTTGTTATCGTTAGGCTTTTTATCCTAACTTCTATAACTTCTAATTTGTTATAGTTCAGCGTACATTTTCATCTTTCTAAAAATAGTTAAGATGGAGAACACTCTTGGGAATATTATATTTATTCAATTCCTACGCGTTACGCAGCTATAGATCCTTGCGAAATATCTATAGTTTGCTCGGTATTAGCATCACAGCCTTCACCGATTTTGCTCTCTAATAATTCATATAATTTCTTATATGAACGGCAATATTGTTTATATAATTCGTATTTTCTTTCTAAATATATAGTACTATTTTGATACAAAAAATTACATATTGTAAAACCAGACCCTCCCATGAAAGTAAGTTCTGGAACAGAACGAGTAATTGTAATTTTATGATTATTTAATGGTAAATAATTTTGATATTTATTCAAAAATTCTACAGTACCACAAATTTTTATAGCAATTATAGTATGTTCTTTATTACAATGTGTAATACATCCGTCTCCATCAAAATATCCACGTAAAAAATCTTTTATTAAGTTTTTATTACTAAATATATTTTCATCTGGAAACTTAAGTATATTAGATTTTTGTGGAACACATCCATATTGTTTTAATGTATCACAAAAATGTTTGCTATTAAAAGAGCATCTATAAGCATTAAACACTTTATTGTTTAATTTTACTTTTTTAAGCTTAATATTTCTACTATGATTTATAAAATTATTAAACTTCTCGAGATGTTCTTTATCTTTTTCAGCTAAAGACATTTCAAAACAATTATCTCTTTTACTTACATTTCCATCTGCAAATAAAAAACCTAACCAATAAGCTTTCTCTTCTGTATCTATTGTATCAAATATATGTTCATTAATTTTTATCAAATTTTGACGATTCACTACTTCATATCCAGCTTTTTTAATTGCTCTAGAAATAGCCATTGCGTCTTTTTTATATTTTTTTGCTAAAAATTGAACACTACATTTAGTATCTATATATTCTTTTACTATATCTCCCATATCTATTAGTTTAATTTTCTAATAGAACGGGAAAAGATATAATAAGTTATAAAAATTGTTAACGAATTACACTATTACCTGTACCTTTAGTACCAGCTAGCATTACACCAGTAGTATTTGTATTTGCTTTATTAAAATAGGTTATAATACGCTTCTTAAATACGTCATCAGTTTTAGTAGAATAGATTTTCTTTGGTAGATTTAATTCACCATTCTCCTTAAATATAGGTGAATCTTCCCATCTATTCCAACTCAGATCATATACTTTACCAGGTATCAAATCATAATCAGCACCTTTAGGTTTTGCAATTATCTGTTCTCCTATTTTAATAAATTCGTTCTTTGCCATAATCTGAAAATTTAAGATTTTAATTTGTTGATTAATTCATCAACTTGTTTTTTATTCTTTACTAAATAAAATTTAGTATCTGGTTCATTCAAGCTTAAATAATACTTGAATAGTTTTTCTCTGTTTGCCCAAGAATCTGTAGCAAATCCTTTGCATTCTATAACAAAACTATTTCCTACAAAGTCTGGTAAATAAGTAATAGCTCTAACTGTAGAGTTATTATATATAAACTTAGGAAGTAAAGTATATCTATGCTGTTCGTATTCAGCTGATATACCTGCTTCCTTTAGTTTCTAATATGTATAAGCTTCTAACTTAGATCGAAATACTATTCCATCTATTTCTTGTTTAGTAGCATTACGCACTTTCTTGTTTAAGACTTGTTTTAGCATAATTAATATAATGTTGCATACTATCACTAGTTACTTTAAACGTTTCAATTCTTTCAGAGAAATTACCATTTTCATCTGTAAATCCTACTGAATATAAGAAAGAATAATCTTTATTATCTTTGAAAGCTTTAAACATTTCTTTAATTGAATTTCCTATAAACTTACGTTTTTTATTCCATTCAATAAATTCTCCATGCAACAATACACTTACTAATTTAATTGGAATTAGTAATAATTTTGCAAGTATTAGAGCTAAATCAAAAGGTAATGCTATTACTTTACCTATAGTTTTTAATAGTTTCATCTAACCAATTTTTTATTTCTTTAAAGCTATTTGCTTTAACAGCATCAGATACGTCTTTAGCTTTGAATTTTTTGTTAATAAACATTGCTTCTAAGCCTGTTTCTCGGCTTAATTTGCGACTTCTTTTTACTCCAGCTACATCTCTATCAAAAAGTATTATAATACGCTTAAAACGCGTCTTAAGTTGCTCTAATACATCTTTAGGTAGAAATGTACTTTCTGAAGATGGAGAAACTGCTGGATAACCCATTTCATGCAAACACATAACATCTTTCATGGACTTTGTGATAAATAATATATCACCTTTCTGAGGCAACTGCTCATAGCCTTGGATATCATAGTCTGTAAGATTGTTTCTCCACTTAGTATATTTATCTGCTAATGGTCTATATATTTTAAAGTTATTATAGACCTTATATGCATACATTGGATTTTCTCGTTTATAAGTACCCTTTACTATTCCGTTACATAAATAATATTTAATACTATTTACATTGAATTTCTTTAGAGTATTTATAGAAATATTAAACTGTTTCCAGTAATTGATATCTACATCAGTAAATTCCTGACGTACTACACCAATTACTGTTTCAGTTGGCGGTATATATTGCTTAGAGCTAACGAGTTTAGTGTTATTAGTAATGTTTAACTTATCTACTATATCTGATAGTATATCATTATATTCTGTTTTACCAGTAAATAATGATACAAATTTAATTACATTACCACATTCACCTGTTCCATGATCTTTAAAAAGTAGTTGTTTAGTACGTTTACTATAGTAAATACCAAAGGATGGATTTTTATCCTTCCTAAATGGACTATTGTATATCATACCTACTTTAAATTGACCTATATATTTTGCATATATATCATACTCTGTTACTTTAGAAAGTATCCAATCTATAGTAATATTATCTGGGAGTTTTGCTCGCTTTCTACTATACATATGCAATTTGTTTTAGTTTGTTAGCCTGTGTAGAATCGAACTACAATATTTCCTATCAGGCTATAAAAATAGTGGTAGTCTTAAAATAGTAGACTACCACTTGTTATTAGTTAATTATAACTTTCTTAAAACGGCAAATCGTTATTAGATTCGCTTAAAGCCTGTGTATTAGTAGTAGATGAAGTTGCACTAAACGGATTATCGTTTTTTACTTCTTTATCTGCTACAACAGGCTTTGTAAATTGGTCAATATTTAGCATAGCAATAGAAGATGTTTTACCTTCTGGTAATTCCATAGGTTCAATAAAAGTATACTTAGCATAATTAGGCAAAGTAGTATATCCTTTATCATTATATACTATTTTTGCTCTAAGTTTTTTACTCTTATCTACTTTGTTCAGCATATCAGTAATCCACTGAGCAAACTGTTCAAAGCTTTCACCATTAAAGTCAAGTTCTTCATCCTTATAGTAACAGTTAAGTATCTGCAACATACGAGAATACTGTTTATCCATTTTTGTTTGGAGTTGTTCTTCTGTAGTTACAAACCCACCAAGTGTAGGTTTCCACTCTGTATGGGTTAATGTTGCTCCATCTTTCTCAAAAACAATTTCTAAGAATTGATTACCATTCGGAGAAACTTCTGTTTTTACACTTTTCAATACTACATTTTCAATAATACCAGCGGGAATATACTTAATATCACTTTTGCTAATACTTGCTGCACGTTCTTTACTATATGTCATAATTTCAATATTTTAATTTTTTATTCCGGTAAAAATATTCTATCCATGTGAAAAGTAATGTTATTATTTTCATCACTTTCCGCTACTACAATTTTCTTTCCTCTAAGATGTAAAGCTCTAGCTTCTCTTACAGTTCCTTCACCACCTTCAAATGAAATAATCGTTTCATTTTTCTTTCTATAGCAATATCCAATAGCATCTGCTTCTCCACAAAGTATATCTCCTAGTTTTCCAGTAAGATCTATTGCTATTTCAGTAACATCTTGTCCATCGTAGTTAACCATTTTATCTTTTAAATGTGTAACTAAGATTAATGATTCACATAAATCTCTGAACATATCAATTACTTTTCTAACAGCAGTACGTAAAAACTGGTATCCACTACCTTGTGCTAGTGTACGTACATCAGTACCTTGCCAGTTTTTACCTTGTGGAGTTTGCTTATAAAGTATTGCTGCGTAGTCTAGACACATCTCTTCTAATCTAGTAGCATTGTCGATAGTAATATATTTATATGGAAATTTTCCATTATTGTTCTTAATTTCATTTCTTAAAGCATTTGCAATATCTGCGAAATCTTGAATAGATCTTGCTTGGACTACCATAGCAGATAATGCAGTATATCCATTTTCAAGATCAATTACTAAATTATTTTCGAGAGATGCAATACAAGAAGATTTACCAGCCTTAGGTCTTCCGGCTAAAATTAAAAACTTCGGATTCACCGTTTGTGGTGTACTTTTCTCTTTTGGTAGTATTAACATATTAAAATAGGTTAATGCTTTACCTGTGAGATTCTGAAATTATCTGACAAAAACTGAAATTTTTACACAACGTAAAGTTATTCGTTATTCATTGTTGAGAATATTGTTAACAGTAGTACTGTTACTAATATTAATAATAACATTTACTATATTATTTTTATCTGCTTTACGATAGTTATTCAAAAACAGATTAGGATTATCAATAGGAATGATTGTATAACCAATTTGAATAAACTTCTGGTAAATACGTACAGGTTGACCCATGTAAGTAAAATCGTAACCACGATCTTCTTCATAGTCTTCCATGATCTTAGCATATTCTGCTAATCGTTTTAATGCTAAATCAAATTCTGAAATAGCATCATATTGACGCAACTTAAATGCTCGATTTGCGAACGGACATGTAAGTGAATTATCATATGAACATGTCGGTCGATAATATTTTTTATTGAATGCAGAGAAATGTGCATTTCGGTTGCATCCAAAACATAGCAAGTCTTCAGGACCTGCATATGATATACTGTATTCCGGATCTTCCGGAGTGTGAATTCCATACCATTTAGCAAACGGTAAGCGGTTTTTAACTTCGTTTAATATACGATTTTTCAAAGAACCCTGAGGGTCAATATTTTGTTTCGGAAGTTTAATTGTAAAACCTTTCATAATCAGCCTTTTTTAATTTGTTTAAATACTACTTTTTGTTCTTCAGCACTTGCAGTATTTGTTTCAATTAGATTGCCATATTGAAGTTCGTTTTCAAATTCTAATATACATGGTTCACCATCTCTTACTTTTAAGAAATGCATATAAACCTTATTTTTTACAGGTAGACGACGTACTCCATATATAGCTAGCAGTTGTATTAACGGTAAGCTCTTTATCTTACCCTCTACGTCTTTATTTATTCACGTAGCTTAGACTATTTCTTAATATAACTTAATATGTTCTTAGAGAAATTTATTAATTCTTCTTCGGTTGCTTTGTTTTTCATGATATTTGCCAATCTAGATATAATTGCAACGTTTCCTTTAATATAACCTTTTGAATTATCAATCCTATCAATCGAATAAGTATATGATTTATCGTGTAATATAAAAGGTTTATTTAAAATAGGACATAACATAGGAATATCTATATCTTCAATTGTTATAGCGAACTCTATTCCTATTTTTTTAGCATGTTGTTTTGCATGTCGTAATAATATTACTTTAGTATGATAATTCATATCATGTTTGAACTTATCTAAATGAATCATTATATCTTTAGCAACTTGATCAGTATATCTTCTACGTCTATAAAAATGGTATAATCTACTTTCTTCACATCTACATTTTTTACAATCAGATCTTAAATTATTTTTTTTCGTTTTACTGTGATTCCACCTTTTTTCAAACTCTTCTACTGGTTTGTATTTACCACACTTACAACATTTAAAATAATATATACCATTTTCAAGTTTTATATCTCTATTTTTACCAATACTATAGGTAAAATTATCTATAGTTAGTTCCATATTTAATTTATAATTTATATTTATATATGGAACGCTATAATTACATTTAAGTTATATTTCCCGCTTTCGTGGTAGAATTATTAGCATAGCTTTTAATAGCGTTAGCTTCACTACTAGTCGTTAGACACTATTATAATATTTCTATTATAACTTGGTACGGCGTTGGCTATATCTAGCTCGTTCACCGTTTAACGGAATTTAGACTGAACCTAACTTATCAATTCAGTATCTCTGGTCTATGAACAGCAATAACAAAATCACTAGCTTGAAATATTGCATCAGATGCTGATAAATCACTTCTCATTGGGAAGTGAGTACTTGGATTATTAATTCTATCAGGACTTTCAATATTACGATTCATCTGTGAAAGCTGTATTATACTAGTGTTAGAAAGTTTTTTCTTCTGTATAAACATTTTCTGTAAATCGACTATTGTACTTCTTTCTCCACCTTCTCCATTTACTAGAAGAACGTGGTCTAATACTACTATTAGCCAACGACCGTTAGCTACAGTATTATGAAAGTAATCTATAGTATTACCTATTTCTTCTACATTACATACTTTATCAACAAAGTATATATTGTATTTCTTAATGGTTTCAGCTGCCGATTCAGCTCTTAACAAGTCTTCATCACTAAGTGTTTCTACTGAACTATACAATTCAGATACAGTTTTCTTAGTTTTATTACTTATTACACGACCAACATTTCTGTAGTCTACCATTTCTAAACTAAAGTATAATACTACGATATCCTGATTAGGATTAAGATCAATTAAATCCATTACTAACATATTTGCAACTGAGCTCTTACCACTACCTGATATACCAGCTATAGTAAATATCATATTTGGTTCAATTCCGCCAGTAGCTTTATTGAATTTATCCCATCTAGTTTTTAATGATACTATACTATGATTTTTTCTAGCTTTAATGTAGTTTATGGATTTATTTGCTACCTGAGATATTGACTCAAAAGGTAGTATTTTAACGGCATTCTGTTCCGTATTCTCCATAATTTACAGGTGTTTCAGATTCATAACTCATTTGCTCTTCAATAACCTCCCACTCATGTTGAGTGAGCCATTTCCACATCGTCTTCATGTAACCTATTTTACCAGTTATCATTTTGTTTTCAATTTCAAATTGAAGACATTTAAGAAGGTGTTCATGCATTGCTCTAGACTTACCTACGATACGATTATATTCTTTACGACACTTATTTATATTAGCTCGTAAAAAACCTTTAGTACCATCTGGTCTCACAACATACACTGGAAATACTTCATAGAACTCATCAAACCATGTCTTATCTTGTTTTACACTTGATAATAGTTTTTCTGTAGGACTATAAATTTTATTATCTCCTGAAGTAGTAAAGGAGATAAGGTCATTGTCGATTAACTCTTGTATGTCGTTTTCACTTATTCGGCTGAGAAACTTGTGAACGTCTTGATTATTACTTTGATTATCATTCAACACAAGAGTTAAAAATACTAACTGATTAATTGATATTTCTCCAAAAATATCTAATAATGTTGTATCTAATTCTAGTATCATAATATAGTACTTTATGAACCAGTCTCTTGATACAATATGATAAAAATCTGTTAAAACAGACTTAGTTGTTTTGTTTTTAAGGTTGCTATTATTTTATTAGCTTCTGTTATATAATAATTATAATTTATTTTAGGATCATCTTTTAAATCATCAAAATTGTTTAGTAAAGTAACACCAGATGCTGTTAACATATTCTGATATTTCTTTATTCCATTTTCAATTTTCCATTTGTATAAAAAATATCCATTTGTTGATGCATAAAATCTATTTGTTCTTTGTTGTTTTATACCATTGTATTCAACTGTCCATTGTTTACCTGTTTTTTCAGATATTAAAAATTTAGTAATATCTTTAATAGTTGGAATAAAGTTTTGTGGTTTTATTCCTTCAAGAAAGAATTTTTCTACAGCTAATGGTATAATTGTAGGAGTTAACCCTTTTCCTAAAATAGTTTTAGTTAAAAATGTTCCTTTTTCTTTTATACCATCTTTTTGTTTACCAAAATAATCATTTACAGCTAATTGATAAAAACATTCAAATTCTTCAGTTTCAAATGTTAATTTACTTATTTTTTCAAAGTTTTTAATAATTTGCTGTAATTCATTATATTTAGCTTTTTTAATGCTGTATAAAACACCATCTGTATTTACTTGGTAAATAGTAGCTCCTAATTCTAAAAGCTTCTCACAGAGCATTAAAAGCAGTAATTGACCATTCATTCTAATTTGCAAAACTGCGAATGGAGAATATAACCAACTATATTCATTTTGATAGTTGCCCGTAACAGAGTTTAAAGTTAATTTCTTAGTATCTGCTTCTAATTTTCGTTTAGCTTTTTTAGCATCTATTCTTTCTGTATATACTTTGGTATATATATCTAAAAATACTTCTTTATTTAAATGAGGTGGAATAAAACCGTATTGAATAATTAGACTAGGATATAGTGAATTAGCATCAGAATCTAATAATAATTCGTCTTCTTTTGGAATTATTATTTCAGGTTGATTTATACTGTGTATGCCACCAACTCCAATAGAAATTTCTAAATTATTTAATAAAATTTTTTTATTCCAACCATTTCTACCTGGTGAAACAGTTAAACTTTTCATTTCAGTTAATAAATTCTTAAGTATTTGGTTTTTAAATTCAATATTAGGAAGTATTACGTCTTTCAATGGTATAAAATCCATTGGACTACGTAGTTCTTCTAATTGTTTTTTATCAATTCCTGTTTTAGATATATATTCTTTTTGAAGTATATCTACTCCAATACCTACTCCATCTTTTGAAAGACAGTTTATATGGTAATTATCTTCAATATTTATTCGTAATTGGATATCTTTTTCACATCGTTTGAGTAATTCATAAGTAGATAATACATCGTTTATATTATAATTAACCATATTATCTATTTCTTGTAATGCTAATGGAGATTGCCAATCACAATTAAATTCTTGAACATTTTTATACATCATTGTTACTTGCATTTCTTTTAAAGAAACTCGTAACGCTTTACTATATAACATAGTAAGTAAATCTAATGTTAGAAAATTTTTAGCATATTTCCAACGTTTCCAACTATCAATATTATCTTTGTCTTGTGTAATAATATTTGATAAATTGAATATAGATTTACATATTTTACTATACGTATACTTAGAATTAGAGAAAAACTCAATGCAATAATTTATTATAGAATTATCATAATGGGTATTATTATAACCTGCAAAGTATGCGTCTTCTGTAATAAATAATTTACACATATCTTCAATATTGTTTTTTCTTTCAGAACATTCGTATTTTACTAATTTTTCTGTTTCAGTATTTAGTAAAGTACAATGAAATACATTTTGAAATACTTCAATATCATAAACATATACTGTTTTTCCTCTTATCTTCATAGTGTATAAATTTAGTGGAGTATATGGGAATCGAACCCATGATGCCGATTGGTTGCAGCACTATAAATAGTGTATTAGAGTCTCTCTAATATTCCTCCCTGTACCCTGCGCTTGCCTACTAGCTGAATACCCCATGAGGCAGGATTCTTTATAGACTATCCTGCTAAAAGTCTGTCGCTCTACGCTGCTTGCTTTATCTCTGGCAAATGTTTAGCAAAGCATTTCTTTTCTAAAGTTACTCTATCTATAATAGTAATGCATTTATAGTTATCATGTTTAGATAACTTTTCATTTATTTTAGTAACTACTTCAGTAAGTTGTTTAACCGGAAGGTTAGTATAGCTTACTTTAAACTCTTCATTATCATAAGTAGATATAACTACTTTATATGGTCTTTGTTTCACATAATGTAGTGTTTTAGACATCTTATGCTCTTGAAGTTGTTTAATTATCTTCTTAATCTTCTCTTCATGAGTTGCTACGTAAGCTTGTTGTTTAGCAATAACTTCTGCTTTATTGCTACCATACAAATTCTGTACCAATTTATTACGGTAATCAGAATAAGGACGTTCTTCTAATAACTGTTTTTTATCCTTCTTATCAGATTGATGTGTAGGTTTCTTAGGAATACTAGCTATTCCATTTTTTGTTTTATGATACTCTTTACGTGCATTAGTAGCTTCAGGAGTCCATTTGTAAGTATATATTTCTCTACTTACTATTTTATCATGACGGCGAGTAGTTGTATATTCTTTTGTCATAGGTTTAATTTTTTCTGATAAAGATATTCCTTTACTACACATTGCTTTATAATCTGAGGATTTAGTTAATCCATAACGTTTTTGTAAGTTTTGCTGATATTTAGCATTTTTCTTATTTCTAGTTTCTTGATTCATAATAATTTGATATTTAAAAATTAATAACTAAGAGAGCTAAGTAGATTAATGTTTTAAAGTTTCCCGTGCGTACTCCTTCTACCGCTCCCAATTAATTTATAGAAAGAAGTATAGTCAGTTTAGCTGTGCAAGCACCCTGCCATCCCTGACACATCTATGTCGTTCTGAATTATATTCAGATATACTTCTTTCTGTATTTTTTTAAGCTGCTAAACACATAGGAGCAGCAGAATCATCAAAATCCGTTTCCTCATTGAACTTAGTTAATTTCTCTTTCAACTTCAGAATCTCTAAATTGAGTTCTTTTATTCGTGCTTTAACCCAATTAGAAGTTAAAACTTCAGTCTTATTTAGAGCTTTTTTACCTTTCTTAGATTTAAGAACAGGATTCAAAGTTCGTATACGACTAAGATGTACTTTCATTTCCTGCAATTCACACAGTTTAAATACATCTAATTGATTACAATCAACAGGTAAATCACTGAATTTCTTTAATCCCATATTAATACATAGTATCTTTAACTTAACTATTACTCGTTCATCTGTAAGACTTTTAATAGTTTCATAAAGTTCTTTTAAATCGTAAGTACGCTTATAGTTACGATTTACTACATTTTCAATAGAAATAATATTCCAATATTTAGTAATATCTGCTGATAGTTTATCACGTTTTTCAATAAAATTATTTGCTTTCATATATACTTGATTTTAATAATTTGACAATAAAAATAATTATTTTTTTAGTATATTAGAAAGTCTACCTGTGTAGCTATTAAACTGATCAAGGTTTAATAACTTAAAATATCAGCTATCTTCACAGACCACTGATATACTACAAAAAATTAAGAATTAAGACAAGCAAGATCAAATTCTAGAGCCTCTGTCACATCTCGATATGGCATCCGATTCTTATTCTCTCGGCTTTCCAACACTTAGTTACCTTAGTAACATTATCAGAGGCAGTTTAGTAAGAGTATATACGAACCCAACCAAATGTATATACTCTTACTGGTTTTATGTTGTTTTCAATTATTTTCTACTTAATACGAACCCAACCAAATGTATATATTCGATTATAAATCTCCTTCAACATGTAAATTAACGGGTATTCTTTCATACCCAAAGTCAATACAAGCATTAGCTATCCCAACCATTCTGCGACGCTTGCTATTACCCATATTTTTATCAAAGCCTGGGTCATCTTTTGTAATATCATAGGTCAATTTCAATGGACTGTTTTCATCAAGTAATGTACAATAATACAATAGTAACTCGATTACTTTCTCTTTTTCATCTTTCTTAAGTACTTTGTCAATCGCTTCTGTCAGAAACCCAACCAAACCTGACTTGTCACAATTGTTACTTTCTACACCTGTAATGATAAAAGCTATTCTTTGTACTAAACTAAAAAAGTCTATTACATAATAGGAATTAAACCACTTATTTACCCAACCATATTTGTGGCGTCCTATTAATATAGTTCCATCAGTTCCAACATTTATCTTTTTGCTTCCATCCATCAGCAAATTATTTTGAATACGTGGATCTGACATAATTAGCTTTAACATTTGCAAGTGATATGAATCTATTGGCTTCTTATTTGTTGCCATAGTTTATATACTTAAGAATTGATTACTCGTCAATGCTTTTATAGTAAGCTTCAGTGTCGTCCTTAGTAATTTTGTTGATTTGTTCCAAAGAAGCACCTTGGTTTGCTAACTCATCAATAAAATTGTTAAGATCAGTTAAATTGCTTTGATTTAACTGAGTGACAACTTCAGTTACCATCTTCACATTCCAGAAGAAACTCCGTTCTCCTGTTGCTTCAAATTTCAGAATAGCGTCCTGAACATCCTTCGGACCAGCTTTCAGAATAGTATCTACGTCAGCCCGTAAGTCAAATTGCAATTTTTCATCATTATTGAACATAATGACAATTTTGCCATTTGCCGTCCGCACGATATCTACATTGAATAAATCAACAGTTTCAATCATGTACTTTTTCATAGGATTTGCAAGTACTAGACCTGTCATATCGCCAGCTAGTTTCTTCTTGTAATTCAAATCCAAATTATCACTTACAGGAATAGCTAACCGCCGACCAACTAATGCCCGGCTGTAAGCAATTACTTTAGTACGTAATGATGCTACTTCTTGCTGAGTAAATCCTTCAGGATTCTTAAACACGCTTTCATAATTTTTATCCATAATTTTCTCCTTTCTTGATTCCGTAATTGATTTTACCTACGGAGTTAGTTAATACTATGTTTACTTAAAAAGTTGAGCTATAGAGTTCTTCATATAAGTAGTAGAGTGTATTATATCTCTCGTTTAAAATTAAACTTCAAATGCTACTTTTGTATTCAAACAATATGAACTCTATAACGTAATTCTGCTAAGATTTGATATTAATCTGAAAAAACTATAAAATAAGTCTTCATATTACTAATATTACTACTAGAACGTGATGTTATTACTTCACTCGGCATTCCCCGTAGGACTTTACTCATTAGACAGATGAGTCAGCCGTTCTTCATAAGATTATTAATACTAAACTAAAGAAATATGTAATTCGACATCTGAAAATCGAATGTTATGCTAGTTAATACCTAAAGAGGTACAACGGGACTCCAACGGTAGGAGATTTATACCCATCAAATAACATTATAACTGAAATTATCTGAAAATCGAATGTTATGCTAGTTCCTGATTATTTTAAGAGCCTAACAGTCACTATAGCGTGCTCTTTTCCTGTTATAGTGAGGAGTACTGCATATGCTTTATAACTTACAAATGTTATAATTAGCTATCGGTAATGCTTCTACCGGTTTTATTACTGAGCTGTTTATGTTTCAAAACACCCACTCTATAGCCTTGTTAGTTTACTCTAACTGCTGCGTGTACTTACGACTTTGTTCTTATTCTGCACATAATTCTTAGGATTTCCACCTATCATCCTTTAATGTAAGGAATCAGCGTCACTTTACATATATTGTTGCGCAATATACTTTAGATGGTTCTAATGTCAGCAATTATATTGTACAGTCGAGGGTGGCTCGGATTTACTTTCGTCATCTTATCACTACTCGTCCTAAAACCTACCATTGAACTTCCTCATTAGTTAAGTTAAACATGTTAATTCTCTCATAATAAAGACTTCCTAAATAGATTTACATTCTGTCACTTCCCGTTAAGACTACTATCTAGTGCAATACACAGATTTTTTTCTCCAATCTGCTTCGTGTCCGTCTTTTAATGTGTCCGCTTCTCTTCATCCCAGGAGTGGGGCGATGCTCACCTTCACATATACTCTTAAGGATAGAGTATCTCACCTTGTGCAAATTTGATAAAACTCCAGTTATGCTTCTGGATAAGAATAATTTAGTACTTCTAAGCTTTATGTCTTCTGCTTAGTATTGAAATAGTGTTATTGCGCACTTCATCCGCTAGTTATCTTTATATTCCTGTTGCAAAGCACTCTAGGTTTATACTCAGATAAGATAACAACTGAGTTTGTCATAATATTACTTGAACTCACATACTCCTCATTTCCTGAAGAGGTCCGTTGCAGGATTCCTTATTTATTAATATTGGATCATTGCTACTCAGCCAAAAGGCACACAATCTACTACTCACTTCGTCACTCTATCCCTCTATACTGGAATGTATAGTAATACAAGCTTAGGATTAGCTATGTACTGATTAACATAACATTGTGTATAGGTTTATACCTAATCCAGATAATCTATCAATATTTTTTCAATAAGTAGTGCTATAATATTATAATTAAGTACCTTCATATATACTATCTCTAAACTTATTAAGTTACAATATAACTGTTTAGATAAGTATAGAACACTATACTGACATTTTTATATAGTCTATGCTATAAAGGGGAGTTTGGAGCTACCCTAGAGCGTTATATGCTCGATAATGTTCAGCACGTGGTCTTGGACACCACGATTTGTTGGGCATCATCGTGTTTATTACTCCTTCTTGATTCAAACTATGATAAGTCTGCGAGTAACTTAAGAGGATTTCGTTCCCCTTGTACGGTTTGATTTTGTAAGCTGCTCCTTACTAATCGCGTCTTCTGTATTCTATCTCCAAACGGTTCTCATAGATACAATAGGGTTGTACACGCTCTCCCTATTTCTTGTTATCTTTTCAGTCTATAGATAGTATATAGACATAACAAGTTATTATACTTTCAGTAATAGTCTATAGTTGTAGCTATACCCTGTTCCTACTAATATTCTGTACTATCATGTTTAAAAGTAATTTCACCATTTACTTTTTATATCCTTTGATTTAGGTATCTCTGGATTACACCATTGTAGCTCTATAACCGCATTGGCTATTCTAGTTGCGGCTCAGATTTCTCTTCTCTGATTGTTTAAGTTTTTTGAGAATATCCGTACAACTGGTTTTATTCTCTTTAACTGACGGCATTTCACGTACCCTAATATATTTAGGTACTTCTACTTTCTTCTCTACAACAGAAGTTAAGTATATAATACTGTCTTTCTTTTTGATTTCAACATTAATATTTTGTTCTGGGTTGCTTTGTCCATCTAATTTTATAGCGTTGTTGTTCAAATCAATATTAATATTAAAATCTTTTGCCCGAGGTACATCTGTGAACTTCGGAATCACATATTCATGTGCGGTGGCGGTATTTGTATAATTAGTTACAAAACCTACATAACCACCGAAAGCTAGCATTGCTAGCGTAAATAAAACTGTTGGTTTTTTACTCATTTTGATAATGCGTTAGTTGTTACTTTTTAGTAGCATACGCAGATTTCTCAACATAGAAAGTAAGAGGATTCAAAGAGGTTGATGTATACAAGCTAGATACTTTCTGCATTACTTGTTTCAACATCTTGTCATTCATTTCTGCTCCATAAGCAATCCGTAGATTGTTTACAGTCTTTATTGCTGAAATGTGTTTACCTTTAAGATTCAGACCCTTGATTTCCGGATATACAAGTTTGTCTTCATCTTTACCTTCATTATTAGCGGAAGTAATAATACGATTGATCAGATCGTCATTAGTTCCACTAATTAATTGAGAATACCGTTTTGCTTCTTCTTCGTAATTATTGTTTTTTGCAGTTTCATCAGTAATCTTCTTAGCTAAGAATACTTTCACAACATTAGCAACTTGCGCATCGTTGTATGTTGTTAATTGATTCTTAAGCCAAGCATGAGATGCTAAAACTGACAAATTACCTGTTAGGTTACCCCAAATAGCATTTGCACAACCTTCAAGCAATGTAGCATTCCGTCCTGCTTCTTTCATCTTAAGCAATACAGTTGCTAATACTTGCGCTGGTTCTGTATTTTTATCAAGCTTATAGGCTTCCCGTGCAAATTCAATCATATTTGCTACATTCTTACCTATACCTCCTGATTTCTGCTTGTGCCGCATGTTCATAATAGTACACATTGCTGCTACTTTCTGTTCATCGGTAACACATTCTTCAGGTTTTGGCATTTCCTGAGTTTGCGGAACTTTAGCATCTTGTTCTAAAGCTTTCTGCATTTCAGGATTTGTCTTTGCGACAGCATCTTTGAAGTTAATCTCAAGCTGTCCATCAGATGTTTTGCTAGGAAGCAAATTAACACCGAGGAACAAAGAAGCTGTTTCATTCAAATATGCAAACATTTCTTCATTCACAGTAAAACCTTGTTCTTTTGCATCATTCTTGAACTGGTCATTCCATTTCTGAATTAATACAAACATCATAAGGTCTGCCTGTTTTCCTGTTGCTTGATACATTGCCCGATCGTCTTTAATTTCTTCACGGCGTTTCAGAATTGCATTCATCAAATCCACTGAGTGATTTGCATCAATTCTGTCACTGTTTTGAGTTACGATATTAGGCGCAGGAGCTGCTGCTAGTTTAATAGTTGGAGCATTGCTGATGTCAATTTCTTCAGCTTCTACTTCTTCTATTTTTTCCTTCTTTGGCTTCTGCTGTTTAGGTTTCTTTTCAGTAGGTGTAGATTTAGGATCTTCCTTCTTTGGCTCCTCAACTGGCTTAGTTTCAGGAACTTCAGCAGGAATAGGATTCTTAATTCCTTCCTTAATCCGTTTGACGTCAATTCCGTCTCTTTCTTTTACATTAGATACTGGGAAGAGAACACTAGTAGTTTCACTAGTTTCATTGTTCTTCCACTCGGCTTTGATATTTTCAATGCCTTTACTGTCTTTCTCAATCTTAAGAGAAAGTAGACTCATATACGGTGATTTTGTGCACAACATATGAGTTTCATATGCTGATTTACCCATTGGAGTCTGATAAATACCGCCTTTCTTTTGTTCAGCTGGTTTTTCTTCAGGCTTCTTTTCTTCTGGTTTAGAATCTTTTACTTTTGTTGTTTCTACTTTAGCTGAAGCTTCTACTGCTTCTTTAGCCTTCTTTAAAGCTTCTAAATTTCTTGCTGCTTTTGCACTTGGAGTCTTTCCGCCTTTATTCTTTTTACTCATATTGATTATGATTACGCTGCCTTTCTTCAGCTTTACTTAAATAAATTAATAACTTAACAATTAAATACACTTAAATTATAAATTAAGTATAGTCAACTGTCATCCTCTATCTCTGCATCATTAGGCATAGTAGGTATTTTATCTCTATCAGTTGTTACTAATGTCTCACCTCCGTCTTCCTGACCCATTTCGTAATATTGGTTATCTACTGTCCCTACAAAAGCAGTAGAACCTTGAGATGTGGGATTAGGAGCCATAGTAACAACTAACTCTTGAGAAGGAGTATTAGAGGTATTTGCAACTACCTTTTTTACTCCAGTACCTACAACAAAGCCTAGTAAAAGTACGCATACTAAGAATACGTACAATCCAGCACTTTTACACATTCTAGAAATGATAAAAGATGCTATTGCTCCTAAAAGGAGTAAACAAAAACTAGTCATAATTGTTGAAAGTATTTGTTAATAATCTGTTTTCTGTTTAAGTTTTTGTCTTGCTTTGTTTAAATCACCTTTTACAGCTAATTCATTCATTGCAAGCTCTTTAGCTATTTCTTTATAAGATAAGCCATCTATACGAGCATTAATTAAATCTCTATATTTCTTTTTTAAAGTAGGTATAGCTTGTAAGACTATATCTAATTTTTCCTTTAGAATTAAATTTTCTTCAGGACTCTTCTCTAAATCAGATAGTTGAATAGGACTTTCATCCTCATCAACATAGTTATTTAATTGCTCTTTTTTATTTCTACGTATATAATCAATTGATGCATTTACAGCAATTGTTTTTAACCACATTTCAAATGAAATATGATTTACATAAGTAGAAAGTTTCTCATAAGCTTTAGTGAATACTATAGATGTTAAATCATCAGCGACATCAGTATTTTTTACTACATTAAGTATAGTATACCAAATGTTTGATTTATATCTATAATATAATTCACTAAATGCTTTTTGAGAACCTTTTTTAGCTTGCTCTATGAGATCAATAATTTCTTGCGTCATATAAAGCTAAATTAGGATTTAGTGAGTTATAGTTAACCCAATAACTATAACCCTTAAAATCAGAAGGGAAGTTTTATGATCTCTCTGCAATAATAATTATTTATTGCAAAACATCTCTTATAAAATACTTCAGAAATGTGTTCTCGCCATTCTTCTTTCTCTTCTTCATTGAGAGGATATGCCATCTTTAATGACATATTAATAGCAATCCTTATTCTTATTAATCTAGTGTTAAAGTTTATTATTTTATCTTCTAATAGATTATTAAGAATATCCATCCATAGTCTTCTATTTATCCACTTATTGATACTTAGACAAGTTATACTAGTAGCTAATTTTAGTCTTAGATTAGGTGGTATATTTACCCAATCTTCTAACACACTATCAGCATATCCTAATACCTTTGTGTCATAGTTAGCTGTTGATATAATCTTATCTAAAGTAAACCTATAAGGTTCCTCTAATTTAGCATTGAGTGCTTCAATAAGTCTCTTAAAATCGCTCATTATGGTTCTCTGTTAAGTGCTTTACATACTACAGTGAATATATAATTAGCTTGAGACATTTTTAGATTGTATTTCTTTTTTAAATGCAATCTAGTTCTTACTTTAGCCTGTTCTGTACCATATAATGGTAAAGCTGTTCTATAATAAGAAATACCTTCTTCGATAATCTTATCTTTTCTAGAATCTTCACCTATACCTTCAAGAGTCTGTAAGTCTCCTATACCAACTCCATCAATTACTTCAGTAATAGACGGTAATGCAAATGTATACTTTTCAGGATACATCATAATATCTACTACTTCAGGGCTGTCTTTAGTAAGATCTTTTGCTTTTCCGTTCTGTTTAAAATAATTAAGATCTATTGCACCAATTACTTCTAATAACGGTTCTACTCCACTTAAAAGGAGTAATACATTAGTTTCTGGACCTTGTGCGATCCACATACCTGCTTTTAACATAATCCTTTTGTTTTAAGTATTTTGATAAATTCGTTTTTGAATCTTTTTACTACAACAGCTGCATCCATTGGACTAATATTAAATTCAGAAGCTACTTTTTTTCTAAATTCCATTTCTCCGTTACACTGTTGCATTACTTCTTGTAATTTTTCTCGCTCTCCTGGTTCAGTCCAGCGAACATATTGAACAATTTCCATGTTAATTCATTTGATGTTCAAGATCTTTAATTTTATTATGGATGCCTACCCAATATAACAAGCCTTCTTTACTCTTTTCAGCTTGAAACATTTCATAAATTTTGCATCTATTATATCCGACAGTGATATTATGTATACCACGTCGCCAACCTCTACCTCCCTTCATTACTGATGGAGTTGATTCATACACATACTCAATGAATGCAGTAAGTTTGCGTTCTCTTGTAAGAATAGTTTCCCATGTTGCTGGTAATTTTCTTCTAATAAAACCTCTTAAACCTTTAGTCATTACGCTTTATATTTAAATATTTTAGTTTTTCCTCCATAAATAAATTCAATTGAATATATACTATTTTTAACAGTTGCTAAACAGAGTGCTCTATTAACTCTTGATAAAAAGTCTCTTATATAATATGCATCGCTTATAAACCAAGAAGTTATCATAAATCTTGAAGATTTATTATTCATATATGCTCGTGCATAATAATCCGTTGCATTATATTCCTCTATAATACTCTGTTTTTTACTTTCATATAATTTTAATAATATTTGAAGTTCTTTTTCTATATTACATAGGATTTCACTTCGAGTGTAAGATTCTTTTTCTTTATTACTCTTTTTATGCCGACCACGATTCATAAGTAGTTTCTCTAATTGTAGACTGTAATCTTTCTATCGCTGTTATTATAGTATCTATTCTAATTACTATTTCAGTATCTCTAGCAAAATGTTTAATATAGTATAACTTAGTAATCATACCGGCTAAACACCAAAGAGCAAAATTTCTCTTACTAGCCTTTAATTGATTTAAAGTTTTCTTTTTCATCTACAAAATATTTTTAAATATTGTTCATAATGTTTCTTTTCGTTTATAGATGCAATAGCATCTAATTTGTTATAACTATTTTTTGGTAATGTAAAATCATAATCTAATAAAGCTTCTTTTAAACTATGAAATGCATTATAATCAAACAAATCTTGATCAGCTATCTTAATTTGTTCAATGAGACCTGTTTCAAATATTGCTAACAGTCTTAAAGCATATTTATTATTACTTTTAACTGCTAGTCACAATCCTTTTTCATTTTTACTGTAATCTAAAGGAATAATTGATACTTTGTTATAGTTTATTTTCATACTCTAAAATTTTCTTTATAGTATCTTTTAATGATTCTTATCACTTCATCAAATTCTTGTTTATTATCAAAAGTATTACAAAAAGTATAACTATTCTTATTTAAGAATATAGGATGGAAATAGGCACAAAAGAAAGTTTTAAATATTCTGCTTCTTTTAATAGGAATTAAATTATCTAAAGTAATATCACTAGTAATGTTTACTATCCAAGCTATATTTAGTTCTGCATCTATTTTATAGATTACTCCATAATGTTCACATGGACCTATTTTAGCTTTTATAACATCATACTTTTGTAAAGGTATTTGATCTACACCTTGACCTAGTATTTCTGTAGGAAGTACTACAGTGCTTTTATCAATTTTAACTGGTTTAGTTGGTTCATCTTCAAATGTACTATTAATAAATTCATTTACTAATAGTACTGCTTCTGAAATTTTGTATTCATCGGTAGTTTTTAACTTAGTTGTTACTTTACATCTCATTGAATTTAAAAAATCCATTTTCTCCTTAGGAGATTTACTTTTTAATAGTTGATCTATGTCCATATTCTTACTTTTAGTTTTTAATAATATTGTTCACGGAGTGGGACTCGAACCCACACTTTTAGGCATTGTCTGCTTGTGTCTAACCAATTGCACGATCCGTGACCTGCTTTTTACGACATTAGCTTAGCCGTTGACTTAACGTATCACGCTGCGATACGAGTATAGTCTGTTACAAAAGATTTGTCATTTCTGACGTTTATTGACCTATTCATTACTGTTTCTGCGAATCAATACCTGTATGCCCCTTTTATAAAAATTATTAGTGGAGCATTTCCGAATTGAACGGAAGTCTTCTTCAGGCATATAATGACCTAACAGTCAATATACTTTTATTTCTATAGGATTATCTCCAAAACACATATTTCTTTTATCAAATGGTACATAATGAGTATATAAGAATCCTGCATCATTAAATAGTTTAGCCGTACCTATTGGTACACTAATAGAATTATTATGTTTTGGATCTATCCACCAACTTCTTTTTGTTGTTTCATGAACATATCTAACAGGTTTATTATAGAATAGATGTTCACCCCACATATCTGCTGCAATATAGCTCATGATAAATAATTTTAAGTTGTAAATATAAAGAGTTTTGCACACCTCTGCGCCTTCATATCCTGGCAGATCGGATAACGCCTCAATTAGAGAGATATACATCATACACGAGTTTTCATATATCATTGGGTTGATATAATAGTGCAATATACTCTTTTAGTAGTATAGAAAGCGATCAAACTCTCTATACTTAATATGTAATTCTAAAGTAATAGTACATACTGTTGATTATTAGCATAAAAGCATTGAATCTAGTATATAATAGCATAAAGCTGCTATTACTTTAGAATTTATAGTCTTTGACAGAATACATATTATACCAAGTGCTCATCTAGCAAGCTAGAGACTCAATTGAAATATAGACATAAAGTACTATATGTATATGTATTTTGATATACTTACTGTTTTTCGTCTATGAGACTATCCTTTATTTTATTAGCATAAAAGCATTTAAATAAAGAATGATCTATTTATAGCACATGATCAGTAGGCATAATATCCTATTACTAGCATAAAAGCATTGAATAGAACTGTCAATTCAGTTCATTTTGCCTGAATTTTTTAGTGCGACAATGCGACTTATATAATCTGCAGGGCTTACTTTTACTCTATTTAGCATAAAAAGCATTTAGAGTTTGGATGTTGATTAAAGATAGATGTCTTCGTATCTTGAACCAAAGACTTCTTCTTTCGCTTTTGCGATAGATTCGTCTTTCTTTTCTGTAAGTTCTAAATACTGTTTGTCCCAAGCTTTATAATCACCAGTAACTTCAAATTCAGCTTGAGCTTTCTTCAGACTTTCAGAAAAGTCTTTCATAATGTTTTTGTGTTTTGATGCAAAACGTCCGTATCTTTCAGCTCTAGAAACAGCCTTTTCACAGTCCTGAATTCTACGTTTTACTTCACGAGAATCACGTTCAAGTTGTTCCTGTTGAATCTGTTTCTTTGCTTCAGTAACTGCCGATGCTTCAACTTTGCCGTCTTTTTCTTCTTGTTTTTTCATTCCAGCTTCAAAGTTGTATGCTCCATCAGTTGCTTTGTCACGTAACATTGCTATACCTAACACAATTGCTGTTAAATTCATAAAATTCTTCATAATTTTTGATTTTTTTAATTGTTAATAATTGATTTATTTAAGTGAATGAATTAATCAAAAGGATCAAAAAGTTCATTTCCTTCTTCTATAATATCTATTTGCATCTGAACAATGATATCTATTAATTCTTCTTTTGTTTTCTTTTCTAATTCTTCTTTTGTCCACATAATAATAAAAAAATAGAAAGTTATACTATCTATTTGTACGCCTTATTTGATAGCTAGCCCTTTTCCTTCTCCTGACCTTAAATAAGGTTGACCGTTGTATAGTCCGTAGGTATTAATCACCTTTAGGGGTCTGGCGTTATAACCTTCTTTATTGATTGGATTCTATCATAACTACTTAATTAGTAATTCTTAATTAGACAATAGCTCTTTCCCTTTTATACGGTTGCATTTTAGAATGTTTAGCCTTTTTCTTAGACTGATATTCTGCTGCTTTTCCTGATTGTTTAGAACCTGGAAAATGAGATTCTTTATAGGTCTTTCCCATAGCTTATAACACTCTAATAGCTTGCATTAAAAGATCAAAGATATAAGCACATCCTTTTTTATTAAGATATGCAATTGTAACCTCTTTTTCATCCAACATCATTTCGATTTGAGTTCTGGTTAATTTACCATCTTCAATCAATTTCCAGAAATTGGCATTGATTGCAGCAATATTCATTAAACCAGCAGCAGTACATACTGTAATAACATCTTTTAAGATAGCTTCGATTGCTTGTGCATTTGAAGTACTAGTGGCAAATTTACTTGTTTCAAGTATTTCTGTATGTACTTCTTGTAGACCAAGTTTTTTAGCCATAAGAGCTACAGCTGTTACAATACTCTCCTGATTAATTGATGCAGGAATTCCAATAATTACAAAGTTTAAAGATTTCATTTGATATGAATTTAAAGTTGTTTATAAATTTCTTGACTATAGTACTTACCGCATCTTTCACAGTAAGTTCTTTTAGTAATAGGAATATTTAATTCATTGTTATTAGGCTCATTTTTCCATTTATGCCCATGAATCAAACATTGTGAACGCAATGCAACTTCTTTTTGCCGTTTAGGATTACTTAATAACTCTATTTCAGCAAGTCGTTTAATGTTACTCTGATAGGCTTTTAGCCTTCTGTAACTGCTAACTTTTAGCTTAATTTTCTTAAAAATATTCATTCTTACATATTTAATAGTTTTAATTATACAACATTTTAAGGACGTCCAGCTGCAACTAGATGGTTTTATCAATCTTAATTATATATTAACACACATTTTTACTATACGCTTACAGTAAATGAAGAAATTAATACGTAATTTATACAACATATTGCAGTATATTGCAGGCTTGACGATTCACATCGTTGTTCGGCTTCTACACCAATACAGCTTAATTGAAATACTAATTAAAAATGACTCTCACTTAGTTTTAACTCATAAGCAGATATAGCTGTCAAATTAATCTTATTGGAGTACATGGTTTTAACGTCTGCACTAATACTAATTTGAATTAGATATAAGCCCCACATGTTTGTCACTGATTCTCACAGTAAGGAGGCAGCTGCATCTATTCTCACGAACCAATACAGCTTTGTCTGATTTAATTTTAAAACCCTATTTTCTTCTTTATAGAATTATCTTTTTTACAAAAAATTAAAGTAGCTAAGTATTGTGAACCTGTTGTAAATAATTCAGCACTTGCTTCATCTTCACTATAGTTCTTAAGCTTTTCTAATTCTTCGTTTACTCTAGTCTCAAATTGTTCTAGAGATTCATCTTCGTGTTTTAACACTAATTTTCTAATGTACTGCGGCATGGATTGAGTCACTATTAGGTTGTGGTAACGAGGATCTTGGCATACTATCTGGTATATATTCTTTTTGTATATCCATACTCCTCTTTATTAATTTATCATAAAAGTCTTTGTTACTAATATAAATAGAAACAATTTCATGATTTGATAAATCTGTACCTTTAGTTACAAGTATTTGAGTTAGTACTTGTTCTGGCATAACCAAGAACACACTATCGACATACTTGTCTAATCTCATACTTTCACGCCATTGTAGCACCTCTTGTACTGTTGGTGCTACTACTTGTTCAATTGTGTCCGTTTCAGGGATTTGTTTTTCTTTAGGACTACGAGGTCTTGCACAACTGATAAAAATTGCTAATGCTGCTATTGCTGCAAATAGCCAAAATACATGTTTACTTTTCATTCTTGATAAATATTTTTTATTTGTTTAACATTGAGTAGATTTCTTCTACTGATTCTCTTGCTTCAAGAACTAGATTTTCTCCGTCACGAATCAGAATATAGATAGAAGATCCTTCTGGATATTCTTCTGATGGCATAACTGAAGAAATATTATCTGCTCTTACAGCAGCAGGTTTTCCTTTACTCTCATTGTCATGTAATAATAAAAATTTACTCATTTTGATAATGTTTTAAGTTAATACTAAGTATATAAATGCTATTAATATTGCATCTATTACAATTAATATTCTTGTAACTGGATGGGTTTCATACCAGTTTTCAAATTTATCCCACCATATGTCTGCTAAATCAGCTTGGTTTGATTTCTTTGTATCCATCGTCTTTATCTTTATATCCACTACCAAGTGTATATACAAAAGATAATACGCAGAATATAAATAGTGCGATTATCACTACTTTAGAGTAATACCAATAATTCCAATAATCGGTATATAACAGTCCGTACACTTCTTCATCAAAGAAATATATTTCTTGATGTTCAATGATCATCACAGCTGTAAATAATGCAGTTATGAATCCAAATAAAAAATACATTAACTTTTGCATAATAATTATTTATTGATTAAATACTATTTGCTACAAATACTATTGTTACTACTATTGCTAATAATATTAGTAAGTATACTAATAATCTGATAGTAATAACAATGCGCCAGAATCGTTCATTTTCCATATACTTTTATACTTATTGTTGAGTTTTTGCCAAAAATTGTATCCTTCTTCTGTATAATACCATGTGAATGTACATTCGATTGCTGCATAAGGATCTCTTAATTTTGTATAAAGACATGATAGATTTATACTATGAACGATTGCATATCTACTAGTGTTATCTAGAAATCTATTTAATACTCTTTCTTTAATAAGAAAAGTAAGTAACAAATAAGGCATATTAAATAATATTTGCCTTCTGACTTTTTGTTGTTCTGTTAACTTTTTCATTGATTGAATTGTACCTTTTTATGAATTTTAAATGTTACCTCAGTATCACTCTTAACTTCAATAGTAAAGTAAGGAGATGATCTACTATTTAGTCTTCGTTTGATATATTTAACTACATAATCTATAGTTAATACTTCAAATTGAAGGAAACTACGCCATTTGCCAGTTTTACCTATGTGTAGTTTTGAGTTCTTACGATCAATATTAGTAACAGGATTAACGCTACTTTGATTACCAGCTGACTTAGTTACTACTAAATCACCTATTCTAAGATTCTGAAATTGTTCTAGTGTCATTTCATATTTTTTAGTTTGTTTGATTAAACATATAAAGGAGATAGCTAATACTATCTCCTACTATTTACGCATAGTTACGTTGCCACTCTTTGTTCATCTAATGACAGATGCTCAGAACTATTTTTCAAATCTAAAATAGTGAAAACTACTTCATACTGAGTTTAGATAGTGCTTACACAAATCGTATCACACACTACGATGATACTATTAATTACGTAATCAGGCTCTGCATCTATATACAGGCTTGCCACTGCTTTTCTAGCTGCATTAAATTACGCAATAAAGAACTCTAGATTAGTTTGAATACATCTAACTAATAGTTCATACTTTCTGATAAAGTGTTTTCTTGTTTTCATAATACTATGTTTTAATATTAAAAAATTGATTCTATACCTTTATAAACATATGGAAACTTTTCTTTGTTATTCTTTAGCATTTTATTTCAATTTTGATTCCATATTTAAGTTTAATTTTTCCACATTTAGAACATCTGTATATGAATATATCTGAATATGTGTGAAATTCTTTTGTTTCACCTATTAGATGATAATCATGTTTACAGATAAATCTTTGATAAAACTTTTTGATAAATCCTTTCATATATATATAGTTTTAAGTTAATAATCAATTAAAAACACTACTATCTTCACAGACTGTAGTGTATGGTTAAGTAATAATAAAGTAAAGGATAGTATGGCTGTATCCTTACAATATAGAAATAAACGATTAGCATTTTACACCTAAAACTTATATCGCAAGGAGTATGTTCGACCTCTCATGCGTAACCTATAAGAAACTGGTGCCCTCAATGTCTTGGGAAGTTATTGAGTTTTTGAATTGCTCGTCTTTCCGAGTCGCCAACACTTAGACACTCCTGGTGATTAACCAAGTTTAGTTTATACTTCTATGTCATAGAGTACTAGTTTTGAGGATCTTCTGGTTTATCTATAACCAAATAAATAAATTGCCCGCTTTTTATTACGTCCCCTGGGTAAGGGACAACCTAGGACTTTTAAAAGAGGAACTTCCTCTCGCCTAGGACTGGTTGTTTTTTAAATCATAATGTTTGAAGGTTTAAAGTATATGTACCTACAACTATTAAGTTAAACGAAAAAATGCCAGTCTTTACAGCGCTGGTTTTCTGTTTAGTTACTATAAAGATAATCAAATCTAGATAGTATTGTTAATTCTATTAAGATAGGATATTACTATTACTGTAAATAATATTGTATCAATCTTTATCGTTATATTTTGCATACGTATATAGTCATACATATTTGTTATTGCTGCCAAATCGTCTACATTTTTAATAAACGTAATTAATACAAATAATATAAATATTGATATAGCACAACATCCTAATAATATTATAATTTGGGTTATATTATTTATAAGCTTTATCATACTTTATCTAACAATAATAATATTATCCACAAAATAAATTGACCAAGTACAACAATTAATGTTATAGTTGTCATTAAATTGTTCTTTTGTCTTTTATCCATATATGTTGTTTTTTTGATAAAAAGAAGTTTAGAAAGTTGCTATAATGATGACTCAATTGGTTTGAAACGGTAAACCATAGCTCTTGCAGTTAAACTGCAAGAGCTATATATTAAGTTTACGCGTCATCGTCATCATTGTCAACTTGTTGATTTTTTTCAGGTTCTGAAACAGGATTACCAACACTTTCGTTTGCTTCTGGTTTATTGACACGTTTCTCATACCAATATGAACCGTTAGCAATGTTTGCATTTGCGTTCCTTGTAATTACTTCAATATAAGTTCCTCCGTTAAGGTCATTATCCCATTCGTTTGAGTCCTTATAATCAGTAATTTCGCCCGTTTTTTCGTCAACAATCATCTCAAGACGTGAATATCCAACAGCGTTAATTTGTGTTAATTCCTTTGGTTCACCATTTGCATCAGCGTAGTAAATTTTACTTACACCTAAAACCTCACTAACCGGCAAGGTCTTATATACCAATGGTAATGAAAATTCACAATCAGATAATTTAACAACTTCTCCTTTCTTTGTTGTAAAGGTTTTTGAATCGCTTTCCATACACTTAATAAACCGGTCAAGGTTTTTTTTGTATGCCTTAGCCGTTTCGTCCTCAGTGGGAAACAAACATTTAACGAGATTAATGTTGCGTATTGCAGCCGCTTGCGGATTCAATACCTTAACACCTCCAATCGTGATGAATGTAGGTGCATTCTTAGCGCCTTGTGAATAACTAAATGTACACACGTAAAACTCATCGCCATTAGTTCGAGTTCTTTTTTCTACTGAAATTAATTTGCTTAACATGATTTTTCTCCTTTCTTGTTTACTTGTTACTTGTGTGGAATAGCCCAACAGATACAAGCCCGTAGGGGTGTTCCACTCCGATACAAGGTAGAGGGGTGTGAATTTTTGCTGCTTCCCACACGCAGATTTCTTCACCAAAAAATTTTTTTATATATTTTTATTTTAAATAATGTTAAAAAATAGCTATTAAACTTAAATAAATATTCATAATAAATGTTAATAATAATAACCAATATAGTTAAATATACGTTACTGTATACAGTAAATACAGTTAAATACAGTATGAATACAGAAGACATATTAGAAGAATTAACTAAAGTAGATGATGTAAGTCCCATTACTTTAGAATTACTATTAACTTATTATTAACAATATGTACTCAAATGATGATATAAACTTTATTGCAAATGAAGTATATAAACTAAGTTCTTCTACTTAGTAGAATCTAATGAGATTGTATGGATTTATAATAACAGAAGCATGAATTACTATTTCATAAGACAAAGAGATTAGCAGTATTCTAATTGCCTTTACTTAAGTAAGATAAGTAAGAACTATAAATTAAATGATGATTATAGATCCTTTACTTTACCAGGACAAATAGAATATACTTTTTCTGAAGATTTATATAAACAGTTTAAGAAAGAAATAAATACAGTTAAATGACAGAATTTACTGCACTATGTTTAGTAGGTATGTTAGGATGTCTAGCTTATATCATACTAAATAAATTAACAAAATAATGTGCCCTAAGTACACGGGATCGTAGTACGTTCCACGCTTAAAGAAGTTACTGTAAAGTAGAAGCGCACCAGGGAATCCTAATCGTAAGTAGGCTCAGTTTAGCTACCTTTCTGGCGGTCGTTGAATAAAAAGGTAGCCCCCTAAAACGGTATTACTATGGAAAAGAACGAACAAAAAAAAG